ACTGTGACTGTCATCTCAATCGGCATGAGTTCTCCTGTCACTTTCTTGATAGGTAATTTACCTTCAGTTGCACCATGTAGTGCATCTTCTATACTCTCAAACTGATGATCAGGATCTTCTTTGATCATCGTATTGAGTTCTTCTTTAGCATCGTCTGGTAGAATGTCATCTATCATCTTACCGACATGGTCTTTGGCGAGGTTTTGGGCTTTGTCCATAACTAGCCCAGATACTACATTGAATAGTAGCATAGGTAACATAATATCCCCTAATTAAGTAGTGGTTGCTTTTCAACCCGTTTCAGTTTTCTCAACTCATATTTTAAGAGTCTCTTAGTAATAATTTCCATCACTTTTTCAATATCTATAATACTTTTACTTTCTATTTCTTCTGCTATTTTTTTACCAATCTCAGGTGTATTGTACCATGTTGATTTCCACACACCCTTGACTGTCACTGGCCATTCTTTTGGATTGTCATATACGATATTGTTGTCTTCATTTACCCATCTTAAATGCAACACCCCAATAAAACCAATCTCTTCGTTACCGAATCCTTGAACGATGTCTTTAATTCCAAGACTTTGTAAATAGGGAAACTTAATATCGCAATACAGTTTATGACGAAACTGTATCTCCATTGCATGTTGTAATAATTTTCTTTCTTTGTCATCCATCAATTAATCTTAAATGTTCTATCAACCACTCTCAATTTCTCATCTTCATGGTCGTAAATAAATGCTTCTTTCACTGGCCCATCAATATTCTTGTCCCAGTAATCTAAAAATTGAGTAATTCTTGGGTAATCAGGTTGTTGATCTCGTGTCTGCCATATAAATTCGTTGATCAAATTCAAATAATCGGGAATATAATACACTACTTGCACGGATGCAGTCGTCCATTTCTTTATTATATAAGCCATCTTTACTCTCCTCTAGTTCTTGTTCTGCTTCTCTTATTTCTTCAGGTGATATCATTTTCTTAATTCCTGTCTTAATTTGATTTTTTCAACTAACTCATTTGTCATCTTCAATTGCTCAAGTTTTCTTGCAACTCTTGCTGACTTTGAATTTTTCTCTCTTTGTTCTTCTCTCTTGGCCGCTTTTTCAAAGTTTGCATACAGTCTCTTACAATGTTTCTCTATTGCTTCTGCATGTTCTTCAAACTCTCTTCTTTCAATTCCAAGTATATCAACCCAAGCATAGTATTCCATCAAGTATTCACGAGCAGGCTTGTACTTCTCGTAATACGTTTCCATCAGTTGTGTCGAAAGTACCTTAACTTTCCCCTTAATTTAAGATTTAATTTCTCATGAAATTCAGGTCGCTTGATCATATCATTAGCATATGCAGGCATCACACCTTTCTTGTGTGATATCGTAATGTGAGCGGGACCTGGCATCTGTCTTTCAAGCCCGTTTATATCTACGATGACCGCATCAATCTTATCATCACTTACGTATCTTGATGTGCTTATCGAAAAAGATCTGCCTAACATACTATCAAGCACACCACTAACTGTTTCGCTTGGCTTATATGCTATAGTTATATGATTTGATGATTTAACTTCAAATTGGCCATGCTTTTTCACTTCTAATTGTGATTTAGGATCTAATTCTATAGCATAATATCCGTCTATGTTCTCAATAATATAAGATGAAAATCCAATCATTTATTCATTTCTTTTGTTTTTTTCTTCATCTTATTGATATATGTACGATAAACAGAGGCGGCACTCGCTTTTCCTGCCGCTTTTGCTCTTTGCTCCATCGCAATAGCGGCTTGAATTTTGTGTGCGTGTTTCTTACCACTATTCTTTATCTTTGATACACTCGCTTTAGCATCAGCAGGTGTAGCGAATTTAAGACCGTGTATTGTGCCTTTTGGGTTTTCATCTGTATATAAATCTGAATGTTTTTTGCTACCCGCTGGTTGCCCTGCCTTACGAGGTATTCTAGGATTACTTTCTTCTTTTAAATAATATTTGTTTTTAGGATCTGCATCATTTGATTCATCGGGCCACCATTCTAATTCGTACTTCTCACCGTTCTCAAACATTTTTCTCATGCCAAGAATACGTTTTTCATATTCTTTTTTTGATGGTTGCACTCTCTCTGCGACAACATCAAGAACATAATTAAGAGTTGTGGCATTAGCAGTTATTGAACCACATCTCGCACCAACCTCACCTTTTAAAAAATCAATCAGAATGCTACCGCTAGATTCAGCGAGTGGTTCTGCAAACTTTTCTGGAACTTGTAAGTCAATATAACAATAAATGAAATCGTAATGTGGTGCTGGTGATCCGTGCAAAATATATTCATCTTTGATCACAATTCTTTTAAAACCATCTTTACTAAACCAGCATAATTGGCTGTTTGTCATTTCATCAGGCTTACCAAAAGTTTTTTCTAAGTGTTTAGCATAATTGACAGGCTCTTCATTTCCCCAATATGCATATTCTTCGGTCATGAATTTTACAAATGATCTCATGCTGATCCTCCATATTTTTTTGATTTCACCTTCTTGCCTTTATGTTCTCCACCAGTTCTCTTAATTGCACCTCTTGATTTGCATGATGCTACACAAGAAAAACCTTTTGGTGAATTGCAATTGCAATGTGACATGTCTCGTTCATACATTTTTTCGCAATAACTTCTGAATGTATTCATACTGTCAATTTCTGATTAGGTGTTTTAAAGTCTTTCTTACGCATTATTGTCTTAGCAACTAGATCTATTTCTTTTCTCTTATCGTCATATGCTAAAACAAATGGCATGTTGATGTCCGTCTGCATGTCATGAATAACTGCTTGAGCATCATCACCCATCTTGGGAATCTTTTTACCGTGTTTTTTATATGTTTGTTTGAAAAGTCTAGTTAATTCTGCGGTATTGATAGGTTTTTGATTTCGTTTATCATTAACTCTATCAATGAAATGACGGGTAAAATTGATGTCTATATTGACCGCCTTGAAAAGACGGTCAGCATAGGTTTCGATTTGATTTAATTGTGTTTGTGTTATGTCTTCATTTATAAACAATATATCATGGCGACAAAATCTTTTAAATGTCTGCATGATTATATTTATAAATTTTACATATTGTTTTTCTTTTCTTGAATTTCTGCCCTACGAGACTTGGCAAGTTTTCCTATCTCGCCTAATGCTTTTCTTGCTCTGGCGGCAGATGCTTTGACACCTTTTTCCTCAAAGTTTTGATGCTCTGAAAGATAGGTTTCGTATTGTTCTACAATTTGCGTATGAAATTCTGACATATTATCCTTTCATTAAAATATATCATCCCAATGTTTTTTAATCTCTTTAATCTCATTAATGAGATCTTTTGCTCGTTGTCTCTCAGCCGCCTCTCTCTTCAATTTCTTTTTGAGAGAGGGTTTTACATAATATCTTTTGGATTTATATGTCTCAAGAGTACCTTCAGCATTTACCAAAGACTTGAATTGAGTGAGGAGTTTTTGATTGTTTCTACCTTTACTTTTTACACTAATCATAATATTTCACGTTAAAGTTAAAAAAAATAGTATAACAAACTTATATTAGTTTGTCAAGTTATACGTCTGTGCTTTCAGTTCTAAAACTATTAGTTAAATCTTTCAAAGCATTATAGGCGGCAGTTTTCATCGCATCAACATCGTTTGTATCGACATCATCTGCAATTGTAACTTTAAAATGATTTGTTGCCAAGGGAGCATTATCTAAACTTCTAGCCGCCTGATTACGATAAACATTTACATTAAAATTCCAAACATTGGTTTCATTAGGCATCAAGTGATAATCATCATTTACTTTATAATATGCATCTGGCACTTCCCAACCAAATGTACTCAAATAATTCTTCTCAATAGCCACTTTGATCCTCCCGACCCTTCTCGTTATCTAAATGTTTTTCCATTTCTTTATGTTCAGGATCATCTTTCTCCTTGAACCAATAATCAGTTGATTTTGCCAATACTGCTACGTAAGCACCGACCATGATATTAATCAAGTCACGAGATGCTTGTGGTAATTCAACATAAAACAACAACCAAATGAGAAAAATAAAAGTAAGTGCTATGATAAGAGTGATTACAAATCTTGCACCAAAGTTTAATTTTTTTCTTGCTTCAATTGACTGCATTGTTTTCCCCATCATTCACTCCATCATTCTTGCTCTTATAATCGGCTATGGCCGCTTTAATAGCATCCTCCGCTAAAACACTGCAATGTATCTTAACAGGAGGTAGAGACAATTCATCAACAATCTCTGTATTGCTAAGTTTCATTGCCTCATCAATTGGTTTATCTTTGACCCACTCTGTGGCGAGTGACGAAGCGGCAATTGCAGAACCGCAACCAAAGGTCTTGAATTTAGCATCTACAATTCGATCATTCTCTACTTGTATCTGCAACTTCATCACATCACCGCACTCAGGCGCTCCCACAAGACCAGTACCAACGTTATTGTTAGTGGGATTAAGAGAACCCACATTTCTGGGATTTTCATAGTGATCTACTACTTTATCTGAATATGCCATTACATATCCTTTATTGGTGTGAAACTTTCTCCACAACCACATGAATGAAGACTTGATTTACGTCTTATCACAAAGCCTTGTTCAACTAAATTATCATCTTGAAAATCTATGGTTGCTGATCCGATAATATTATTTAGATGGTGCTTAGACACCACTATCTCAAATCCGTGTTTTGTACTAAAAACTTCATCCAATGAGTTTCTTGCAAGTGTATCTTCTGTCTGTAAATCCCACTTCCAACCTGAGCATCCACCAGGTCTAGCACTTAAACGTAGATGCTCATGTTCTTGGATTGCATCATTTACTGCTTCACTTGCTTTTTCTGAAATGTCTATATTATACACTACTTTTTTTAATTGTCAAGTTAGTCTAAAGTGCTTTCTTGAGTGCTTCTGCAAGACCCACTTTAGATTGATTCTTCTCACTTTCTATATATTTGTCAAGCAAATCGATGAGTGTATCTCTATCTTTAAGTGACCACTTATCTGCTTCACCTACTTGAGTACCCCACATAGCAGTTACTACATCACAATTTTGTTTGTATTTGTTTGGATCTTGACCATTAGACTTATCATATACGTCATTGTTCCAAACAAAGAAACACTCTTTATACCCTTTACCATCAGTATAAAGTTTTGCAAATGCACTCGGTACTTGCAACTGTGACTTACCAATTCTCTTGGGTCTGTTGTTCCAAAATGCAATTGTGACATTTTCTAAACGACCATACTTGACTGCCATTTCACGTTCATGCTTCTCTAATGCTATGAACTTATAACGATTAGCAAATGGAGTCTGCGGTACGATGTTAGCCATTGAGTATGTTGCTTTCTGATGCTTCTTGTCCCAATCATGTGAAGCATCTGATGCACCAAAATGACCTCTATCATAACCTGTGTTTGTATAGTCTTTTGATGTTGTTCTGTAGTCTTTCTCTACACGTTTATCTGTAAAGAATGGAGGGCGTTTGTCTATGTCCTCAACTACAGTAGGTCCAGTCACCTCTACATAAACCGCAGTAGGTGACTTTCTCTCGTGATCATAACAAATAGTGAATGTATCAATCAATATTTGATCGCATTTTTCTTTCGTGAAAAACGACTTAAACGACTCTACATTTGATTTTCTAATGTCACCTTTGGTGACAAAATCGGAAGCAAATGCAAAGTTAATCCAACCACAAAATAAAATAGTAACCAATGATAATCTCAAATTCACTTTCCCGCTCCTTGTGCTTCTGCTTGTTGTTTTGCCTGGTCGGCCGCATTTTTACCAGAAATGAAACCAGCAATAATACCAACGATACCAGTAATTGCCATAGATAACAAATTGATTACGTCTTTATCAGGTGGGCGATTCGTCTGAACCGCATTATAAAAATCTCCTAAAGTAATGACGAATAATAATACGATGGTACCACCTGCTAACATCATTACTATCCAATCTTTCATCTCATTTCTTGACATAGATCCTTTCTTAATTACAACCGCATGGGTCTTCTGGTGTGCATTCGCATGGATCACATTTACAATCCGTGCAACCGCAACATTTTTCGTCTTCTGACATTTTATCTCCTATGGTGATACCATTATTTATGAAAAGAATATAACCTGAAAAGAAAATATTCCTATTGCTAATGATATACCCACAAGAAATGTCATGTAACTGTAACGCAAATACTTAAATTTATTCGTTGCAATTACTCTACCTATACCATATATGTCACCTGTCAATGCATCCATAATTTGTGCATCGGTCATCAATCGTTTAGCGTATTCTTCTTTGTACTCTCGTATTGATATGTGAGCAAAATGCCCAAAGAATAATGGATTATAGAATGGTGAGTTTTTATCAATCTTACCTGATTTTGTCTTTGGATAGTCTATCTTTGGCATAATTACGATGATAGCACAAACTAATGCTACAACTGAACATATACCCAATGCCATGAGAGGATATAATAACATTTCGTTTGTAATATTTGCAACTGTGATAGAGAATACAATCGAACTGACTGTAATCATGATATTCGCTTTGGTGTCAGCCATCAATGTCAAACGCAATTGATTATTATAATTCAATCGCAATATATTATCAACGGCAGTTCTATTCTCTGGTACTTGTTGAAACCCTACATGTGCATCTTCTTTGTGATCGAAATTTGATAGGTCCCATTTACTCATCTTCGTTTCCGTGTCTTATGAAATACTCAAAGTTATAAGCCCACAATGATTCATGAATAAGTTTTGCTCCGTTGCTCGTATGAAACTTTTTAGCCATTTCTGTTTTTGGTGAGAGTGTTATAAATCTCTCATGTTTATTTTCTATCACCAATTGAGCCAATGCAGTATTTAGTATTTGTCTTCCCATACCTTTTTGGTGAGACCATACACTATAAAATATCGCTTTGCTACCACCCTTACTAGCACCGCCCCAATGATATTCAGTGAGCAATTGTTCCTCACTGTCTGGTATTATTCTTGATGTATGCATACAAATGGCGGCAATTAACTTATCTGGCTCACCATAGTAAAATACTCTTGCTCCATTTTTCAATCTTAAAGCAGGTACGATATGTTTTCTTACAGGATCTGTTTCAATTATTTTACCCACTTCCTGTACGTGAGTTGCTTCTTTTAGCATCATCTCTTGTTGAATCCTATTCGTTTGTAATCTCTATCTTCATGATATTGATAACCGTCTAATTCTATATCATTCTCATTCCATACTGGTATGATTTCTGTATATTCACCCATGTCTTCATTTGCTCGTAGATGAACTTCAATCAATTTGTCACCTATAAACTCACAATTAATACAATCATAATCACCTTTCAACTCACTTAATATCGTAGGATAATCTACAACATCATCAACCTTTATCCATTTTTTAAACTTCCATAATGGTTCATGAAACTCTCTGATACCTTCAGTTGTCAATCCTTGTTCGTATGTCCTGCTCTTCTTATTGAGATTAAAATCTACACTCAAATGCCTACCATCAAATATCTCACACCAAAAATGCCCAGGTGGCAATTCTGTCGTTTCTTTCTCAATGTGTCTAAACTCTGCTCCTCTACTCATACCAGCAAGATTGACACACGGTCTTACTATGTATATACCTGGTTCAGGCACCCACATATCAGCAGGGCCACAATTGTATCCCAATTTAGTTGATAAAATGCACTTATCAAATATCCATAAGTCATCTTTATGACAACTTATCCATGCTTCATCATCCTCCATGTCGTGAAAGAACCTTTTTGTATTCTTTTATCGAATGATCTCTCGCATCAATTTTTGTTACATCACCAATAGGATGATCTTCATCCCAATCGAGAGTTTGTGCATCTATTCTTATGCCCCAATGAACATATGGAAATGGCGGAAGAAATGGAACAGGATCGTTTTCAAGATAAACTCTAAAATGACCATCTGTCCAGAGTTGTTTTGTTATTACTGCTGGTGACCCAAAACTATAAATTTGCACTTCATATGCATCATCTTCAAGCCAAAGCCCTATTATTTGTGCTATGGCACCACCAAGAGAATGACCAGTGAGAATTACAGTTTCTTCTAAAGCATGATTTTCTATAATTTCTTCTCGTATTTTTTCGGCGGCATCTCTGAAACCTCTGTGAATATCGACCCCAAGTTTTTTGTCGTAGAAGGGACGAAAGTCGAGATCTGATAGAACATTTCTACCATTGTTAGTGCCACGAATGCTAATAATAGTGACACCACGATCTTGAACCACATTATATGCGAATTCATTATCTGCTATCTCCTTACCTTCATCGTAGATTCTCTCGCAATATGTTGCCATCTCAACAAGAACTTCTACACCTACTGGTATATTTTCTTTTGTGCCGTTCGCTCCGCCCATACTCAAAAATTGATTTGTAGATACACAGGATGTAAATATGAATAATATGAATCCTAGGCTAATCTTTCCAAGATGTTTCATTCTCTTCTTTCTTCTTCCAAGTTGCAACTCCGAGTATGCCTGCAAATGCTATATGAAACATACCGCCCATCTGTAATGTTAATGGTTCCCATCGTGTAGCATCACAAACCAGACCTTTATCGACCATTTTGTGGCAATAGGATTCCATTCTCATATTCCACATTAATGGAGCAACAAAAAAATCGGTGAAGCATAGAAAAAGATAAAGCAATCCAGCCCAGTCTTTCCAATACCGATTAATAGTGTAATTTATACCGCTATTCGTCTTCTCTATATTTTCCACGTACTTCTCGCTGAAGGATTCCCCATTCAAGATCTTGACAAAGAACATCTAATCTAATCAGGTCTTTACGTAGTCTAGTGACCTGTCTTACAATCTCATTTCGCCCTTTGTGTGTCTCTGGCAAAACATCATATACTTTCTTTGCTAACTCAATCAGAGATGGTAAATCCTTGAGCAATTGTACTTCTCTTCTAATCTGCTCTTCTGTTCTCATGAAATTATTTAGATAAAATTATCTTCAATGTTTGACTATCTGCACTACAACTTTTACCAACTCCTCCCCAATTTCTATTGCCTATCAATGGTCTGATTGTATATCCTATGTCTGTAGATTTTAGACAAGCACAATCTCTTCTCTGTCTATCAAATGCACTTAATTCAAGCCCCCACCCACATTTACCTATTGTCCAGTACATACCATCACAATATAAACCATAGACCTCAAATGATGCGTTGTCTTTATTTCTCAAAAAATCATTAATGAACGTACTATTTGTACAAGAGGTCATATTATCAGGATTACCTATTGAGATATTATCCCAGGTCTGACTTGATGCATTATCCCAAAAATCTTTATAAGTCTGTTGTTGTGTCTGTGTTGGAATTACATTTCTTGTAAAGTTATCTGACCAAGAGAGTATTGTTGTGACTGTTGTTTCTATCGTTTCATTATCAATCGTTTCAACCTCTTCAACAGGATAATCAGGGTTGATATCAACAGAAATAGTAACAGTCCTGGTTGGAGGGCTATTAAATGAGACAGTAAAAGGGTCTGAAACTCCAGATTCATAGTGTATCTTTGGATGATCAAATGTATAGTTTTTGTATTCCACTTCAAGATTCACATCTATTGGAACTAATACAGTTCCTGTCATAGAATTATTTAATACTGTAGAATCGTAAATATATTTTTCAAGCACATCTCTTACATTAATGTGATGACTTGAAGTTAATACAGGTCGAGCACCTGTTCTATATCTTGGTTGTGATTGCTGATGCTCATAATTTAACGTAACTTTTACGTCTTCTTCTTTTTGACCCTCACAAGCAATTAAAAATAGAATAAGAAGACTATTTAAGAGGAGGCGCATATAATAATCCACCTTCTGTGTATAGTTTATTGTATCCTCTTTTGAGCCCTAAATCAGTATTCGGACCTACATGTTTCTCATAAATCTCTTCATAATTACCAAGTTGTTTAATTATCTCTATACTCCAATTGGATGCAAGCCCAAGTTTGGCACCTAAGTTATCCGTTTCTGGTGTGTTACCATTTCTCTCACCCATAAATCTCTGTATCACAGGATCAATATTCTCCATATAATCATCTATGTTCTGTGATGTAATATCCAACTCCTCCGCTAAAAATAAAACATTAACTGTCCATCTTGTTATGTCAGACCATCTTTGGTCTCCATATTTTACTGCTGGCCCTAATGGCTCTTTTGATATGATCTCTGGTAATATTACATGTCGTTCAGGATGTTGAAATCGTGCTTTATGCCCTGCTAATGCAGACATATCTGTACCATACATGTCGCAATCGTTGTCAAGATAATATAACTTTGGACTATCTGTTGGTGGTATTGCTACGGGTACAAAATTAATCTGCCATTTATCAAAAAAATCTCTAATGTTCTGAGCGGCCGTAGAACCTGTATTGAAACAGACTCTTGCATTCATCATATCTTTTGCACTCTTTACACCAAGATTCTTACGTACCATGAAACCTTGACCATCATAAAACACTGTTGGCAAAAATTCTATTCTCCAATCAACATCTCTAGAAAATGTCCATGTTGTCGTTGCAGATAAAATATCAATTGAACCATCAAATAATCTCTCAAAACGTGTTCTACCATTGATAGGAATAAACTTTATCTTTGTCTTGTCAAGAAATAGTGCTACTGCAAATGCTCTACAAATGTCTATATCAAATCCATACCATCCTGCTGGCTGGCCATCATGTCTTTTAAGAAATTCCTCACTAAATCCTGGTGTGTCAGCATAAGTTCCACATACTACATAACCTCGTTCTTTAATACGATTGACTGTTGATTCATAGGTAGGTTTATACTCATCACCAACTACATACATGTCGCCCATGTGCTTTTGTTTATGTTGCTCTTCTACCTTTTTAAGTCGTTCTAATTCTTTTTTGAGTGCATCGAGTTCGTCTTTTGCTATGATTGAATTAACTTCAGGTTCTGTCTCGTTGTCAGGTGGGGGATTGAGAGACATCATCTCTCTGTAATTAATACCGTCTTCGTTAAATTGTCGTTCTGGTTTATGCATGGATGGCAAAACAAAGGTCTGACCTTTTTCTACATTACGATCCCAATCACGATCACCTGTTGCTTTTTCCATCTCATAAAGAAAATCACCTCGCTCAGTATAACCTGCAAGTTTCATCATCGCACCAATATCAAGACGATTTCTTATGGTAAATTGTGCTTCTATTTCTATCATGTTTTGAGATCCTTGGAGCACATATCCTTGCGATATGCCAAGTATCCAAAACATGGTAATCATAGCGAAAAAGATTTTGATCATCACTTGAGAACCCTATAAATGTTCATGAGTTCTTCATCTGGCAAAGGGGTTGCCATTGTGTAATATTTTTGATGACCTATTGTCATGAATGCTTTGAGGTCTGCGAAACTAGGATAAGTTCCTTGGAGCCCAGATATTAAATAATCTGGTTCAAGGTGACATGTAGAGCATTCATTACCCTTTGCAAACACTCTCGTTGCCGCCTTGTATCTTTCGCTTGTAACTAAGACTGATGTAAGATCTTTCTCAATCCACTCAACCTTCTCTTCGATACCAGGAATGACTAGAAATAACAAATATACTAGCAATCCTATTGTTATGAAGATAAAGGTTTTAAGACTTTTTACCGCATCAAAAGTATCTTCTTCAATCTTTTTGACAGGCTCAAATCTAACCTCTCCTCCTTCTGTTTCTATTTCTTGACCAACACCTTCTGGCTCTTTATTTTTTTGCTCAGCCATCGACAAACCCCTTATTCAAAAAATTATTTACTTTTTGCCTACCTCGGATAATTTAGCCGTTATTTGTTGTGAAAACCATTTAAGTACGATTGGAATACTCACATTTGAGGTCAGACCAAATAAGAATCCTACAGGATATTTGTAGGAATCATATGCTTGTGCTTGTGGCACGTTATTAAACACTACTAGAATTAAAAGAAATCCTGAGACTGACATTCCCAGATTGATAAGTAAATCGAAAATTATCATTACAATTTTCCCATCATATTTTTCTTTGTGATCTTGACGGTAGTTAAAAAGAAAGATCCAAAAAGATGAGAAAAGTATTATTCCAATCATAATTAAATTCATAGAGTTAAATATCTCTTCCATATATCACCTTTGTAATTGTTGTTGAATTTTTCCGTCCATGGAGAGTTTCGTAATATTTATTTACTTATTATATATCCTTCACGGATTTCTGAAATTCGTAAAGTTATAAATACAAAAGAAATTGGAAAGGACAAATAATGACATCGTTGATTGACCCTCATGATTTCACCGCAGTAACCTCAAAACTCAGACAATTCTTTCAAGACAAAAATTTCGTAGAAGTTCATACGCAAAATCGTTTATCGATTCTTGCCGCCTGTGAAGATCCTACTACTGTCACTACGTATGAGTATGGAGGTACTATATGGCCACTACCTCAAACAGGACAAATGTGGCTTGAATATGAACTTCTAACAAGACCTGATATCAACGGTTGTTTCTGTGTAAGTACAAGTTACAGACAAGAACCCAATCCAGTTGCAGGCAGACACGAATTAATCTTCCCAATGTTTGAATTTGAGATGCCTGGCACGTTTGATGATATGCTCAAAATGGAAGATGAACTATGCACATATTTAGGATTTAAATGCGACCATGAAAGAGCCCGATTAACGGATCACTTTCCTGGTGGCAACTATTTAAGTATGTGCGGTAAATATACTGCTTCTGATAACACTCTCACCAATAAACATGAAGCAGATATGTATAATGAGTATGGAGACGTATTTTTCCTCACACACTTTCCCTATCACACTTCACCATTTTGGAATATGAAAAAATCACCTGTTAAGGGTTCAACAGGCAATGACGTTGCATATAAATGTGACGTTATTATTGGCGGAATGGAAACGATTGGTAGTGCAGAGAGAGCAGATGATGTCGATGAAATGAGAGAACAATTTCACACTATTTCGGATGGCGGATATGCTGATTTGCTTTATAATTTGTTTGGAAAAGAGAGAGTTCTCAAAGAATTGGACGAGTTTCTAGCACATGATTTCATGCCTCGTTTTGGTGGGGGTATTGGTGTAACTCGTATGATTAGTGGTATGAAAAAAGCGGGATTACTTGTTGATTGAAGTAGTAATTCTATTGAATCTTTATGTTGCCTATTTGATTATAATGAACTAACACACTCTGGGGTGGCGAAAAAAGAGAGTTCAACTCTCGTGGCAAACGCATTCCGTTGTTGGCGGTCATAATCTGAAGGTTCGAATCCTTCCCCCAGAGCCAGACAAAGAACTATTTATAAGGCATTTGAAATAAAGCATTGATCCAAGTTTGTGGTTTATTTCTTGCAAACACAACCCAACCAAAATAATTTGGTTTTCTATTTCTAAAATACTGTTCAGTAAATTCCTCAAACGAACCACCTGTAGTCAAAACATCGTCACAAATGAGATATGGGTCTTCATCGTGATTACCAGTGGCATATTCATTTAAGTGTCTGCCTAGTTCAACACCACCTCTTGGTATGCCTATGGCGGCACAAAATGGTCGTGTCTCATGCTCCATAATCATTCTTGCAATACACTTCCATTCATTAGGAAATATTGCATCACATTCAATCTTCCAGTGTAATTCACCACCAGAATGACCTATAAAGTCTTCTTCAACAAATAAATAATTTTCTCTTACATGAAAACTCATAAACTTCCTTTTATCTTCACTAAAACTTCATTAGGGTTTTCTGCTTCTGTTACAGTTCTACCTAGAATTATCGTACTCGCACCCTCATCTTTTGCTTGTTTAGGTGTTCCTGTACGTGCTTGACCAGACGTTTCTTTCTCAAATACTATACCAGGACAGATGTAACGAAATGCACTTGGTCCAGTAAAATCAAGTGATTTGATTGTTCTTAAATCTGTCACAGGACATACGAGGTCTTGAAAATTATTATTTCTAAGTTTAGCCATACATTGTGACCAGACATTATATGATATGTCTCTCAGTATTCCACGTTCTGCTTCAGGACTCCATGATGTAAGTGATACGACACCAACTAACTTTATTTGATCTGATATTTTTTTAAGTCTCTCAAATACCTCGTGACTATTATGAGCATTGATAGACACCATTGTGCCGCCACGATCTATGACTTTTTTGACAACTGTTTCAACTGTATTAGGTGTGTCCCATAACTTAAAATCAACAAACAATTCTTTCTTCCAACTATCTGGCCATGCTACAATCTCATCCCATAGTAGATGATTTATTTTAAAACCATCAACATAGTCTTTGATTCTCTCTGCAAGTTCTAATGATTTTTTTGTCTCAAGTGATACGAGTATTTTCATAACATTCCATAACTATCCCACGTTGCGATTATGTAATAAGTGCCGTAGATGCACAATGAATGAAACAGAAACATTGTAAGTGTCATTGATATATGTACCTAAATTCATTATCTGTTCTCGGTTCGAAAATCTCTGATCTTTTACCACCATAAAAATAATTTGCAATTATATTATACATGATCTCATGATCTTCTTTATAAAAATGATTTTTACATTTGACAGGAGTATTTCCATAATCTCTACCGTATGCTGATAAAGTATTTGAATACAGTTTAAATTGATCATCGTTGAGTTCTGTTAGTTTAAATATGTATTCATCATTTTTACATGATTCGAGTGTTACCGTATTTAAATCAACGGTAAAACAAACAAAAACAATAATTTTTACATTATGTAGCATTGAAATGCATTTGAGTGTCATGATATTTTTATAATTTAAATGATATAATTCATCACTCATAAAATTATAAAACGACTTTGTTTGTTTTTTGTATTGAAAAAAATATCTATAAAGAGAATTACCAATTAATGCAAACTCACCAAACTCTTTAGCATGACTCTGTTCCTCTAGAAAGTCAAAATTTAATCTAAATGGATTAGATAATAAAAAAACTATTTTTGCATGTTCGTCATTGCAAATGTCATTATGATTTTTCCAAAATAACTTAAAATGATCGATTGGACCAATCGCTCCAATACAATAATTATTTACCTTTTCATGTTTAGTCAATAGAGAATACCAACAATCTGTGTTAGCAACTACATCATCATGAGGTGACTGTCTTGGATCACCGTAACTATCACCAAATATGTAAATCATTCGAATAAAACTGATATAGATTCGTCATGATGCACTCTACGAATTGCTTCTGCAAATAGTTTGCTTACAGATAAAACTTTGATTTTCTTATTATCATATTGAGGTATAGAATCAGTGATGGTCAGCCCACCCATGCTCGATTCGTTGATCGTTTTCATCCCTCCGTTGCTTAATACGCCATGTGTTATATACGCTTGCACTTCTTCCGCTCCATTTTTCAAAAGAGCATCGGCGGCTTTGACTAATGTTCCACCTGTATCCACTATATCGTCTGCTATTATGCATTGTTTTCCTTTGACGTTTCCGATTACGTTCATTGCTTCACTTTCATTCGCTTTATCTCTGCGTTTGTCAATGATAGCAATGTCCAGATTGAGTTCTTTTGCAATAGATCTTGCTCTTGGAACACCACCTGCATCAGGTGATACAATCAATGCATTTCCATTACTCACCATTGGTCGTTTCATTAAATCTTTGGCGAACAAAGGTTTAGACCTCAAGTCATCTACAGGAATATTAAAGAATCCTTGTATCTGACCAGCATGTAAATCCATAGTCATTACTCTGTCAGCACCAGATATCTGAATCATATCTGCTACTAATTTTGCGGAAATTGGTGTTCTAGCGGCGGGTTTTCTATCTTGTCTAGCGTAACCATAATAAGGCATGATAGCCGTAATACGACCTGCACTTGCTCTTTTACATGCATCAATGAGAATCAACAATTCCATGAGATTGTCATTTGCAGGATTACAAGTGCTTTGTATAATGAAAACATCCTCACCACGTATGTTTTGACTGATTTCGCAAAATATTTCCCCATCTGCGAATCTTTGTAGTCTTCTTTCTGTGAGGGCAATGCCTGCATGGTTAGAAATATGATTTGCAAGCAGTTTATTAGAATTACCAGATAATAAAATCATTTAATAACTCTGTTGTAATCTCCATAGTAGGTACTCATATGAAGATATTGGTTCATATTTATCAGGTTCTTTTGTTAAATTTTTGACAATCGTATCTTTGTTTGGACCGACAAAGTACGGCATAGAATATCTTGATTGATCAAGAACATTCATCACTCTATGAGGTGTAGAAACGTATCTATCATTTGTCCATCTCTGAAACATGTCAGCAATATTCACTACTACGCTATTTTCTATTACTGGCACTTCAATCCACTCACCATCAATGGTTTTGACAAATAGACCACCACAATCTTGAAAACGAAATAGCATAGTGAATGTATCATAATCTGTATGCTCATTACCTCTCATTTGTTTGTCTTCTACAGGACCTTCATACTTTGGATAGTGTATTATTCTCGCAGTAGTCGTACCGTAAAGATGTTTTTCAACAAGATATCCATATGGTAATCCTAATGCAAACTCAAATCTTTCTAAAAACTTGAAAGACAAATAACGCATTATACGTTCAATCTTCTCTGCTTGTGTGCGAAACAATGTTATCTCAGTAGGCCAGTATTTGTCATCCATATCATACGGAGCCTTCCAGTTGTATGCTTCTTTGAGATCACCAGGTCTGTCTGGATGTAACCATTCAGACTCCATCTCAGAATAACCTAAGTTCTGTTGAACACCTGAATATTTGTATTTGTTTTTAACTTCTAAAGGTAGGTCAAAAAACTCTTTGATGAGATGTTCCCATACTATAAAGTCAGTTGTATATTGTTCATATACATTTGTGACAATAGCGAAACCTATTTCTTTAAATGCCGTATCTAACTTGCGAGATACGGCAATATCCATTTCACTAAAATCAATTATCGGTATTTTGGTCATACTGCTTCAGGATAGCGGTGTGCCTTAAAGCACGAATTATGTTTGCCAGTAATAAACTTATTTAGAGGTTCAGGATATTCTGCAAAGTCAGGTATTACATACTCCCATACTGTCTCACCTTCTGGTGTTACCTCAAAGATTCTGCCAAATGCACTTTCACATATCATCGTATTATCATTCCACAATCTCTGTACGCTACCCATGTATGGTGAGAAAAATGCTGGTGGCATCTCATCAGCATACGACCATACTAATTCTTTAGTCTTTATATCATATTCTACGATACGTGAATGATGTATAGATGATGGACGAATGTTACCATTATCAAAACAGATTAGCGTTCCGTCAGGTGTGATAGATGGGTCATGTTGTTGTGCTACAAGAGGATACTTCAACTCCCACTCTATGCTCTTCGTTTCTTTATTGACTGCAATGATACCAGATGTTGTTCGCAAACTTAAATATACTAATTTACCATGCTGATACACACCATTTATCATCGGCCAATGATCATCATTAAAACACTCATGTATCGGCCAGTCTTCTTGTTTTAGATGCTCCCATGCTCTCCATTCCCATACGACTTCACCTTTACGATTTACTTCTCGCACAATATCTGATTGTTTGTCCCACTTTCTTACTGGTACATCTGCGGCGGCCGCATATAAGATGTGACCATTTGGTAGCCATTGTGCATCATGGTGATGATACATGTCTTCATATTCCCAGACAACATCACCACCTGGTGTCACTTCCATAAAATGACCACCATGCCAGATATCCCAAGCAGGATACAGGTGTGCAGATCGTTCATTACTTCCATTGTATCCGAGATTACCATGGTTAAGAATGACTGCATCTCTGCCTGGGCGAATCGGTAGATTCCATTCGTGTTCAACATCACCATGCATGTTGATCAACACTACACGACCATTTCCTGTCTGCGGTGCAAAGAGTGTAAAACCTCCTGCACTCTTCTCTTCGTTGTAATATGTTACATCTAATTTTCTTCGTTCAATTGTTGTCATATCATTGCACTTTCATGCCACTTTCGCATTAATAAATGTCCGATTGTTGATACTGTCATGAAGAATAGAAACCCTAACGTGGTTGCTGACAATATCAAAGCCATAACTAATGGTGTCTCTAACTCTGCTTGTGCGTATATAATTTGCACACCAAGCCCACCATCTTCACTACCCGAACCTATTATAAACTCACCAACGATTGCACCTATGACTGATAGCCCTGCTGATATTCTCATACCTGCTATGATATTAGGTATGGCGGCAGGGAATCTCAACTTAAAGAATGATACCATCTTTGATGCTTTATGCATATCAAATAACTCTACAAGATTTATAGATGTAGATTTGAGCCCTAGTAATGTATTGTTGATGATAGGAAATAAAGATATAATCAAACTAATTATGATGACTGATCTCTCCTCAAACCCAAACCATAATACAATTAATGGAGCAACTGCAACTACTGGTACGGTTTGTAATAGAATAGCATAAGGATATAGACTACGCTCAAGCATTTTAGATAGACTCATAGTTGTCGCTACTAAAATACCTATTGTGATTGCAAGAAGATATCCTATTAATGCTTCTCTAAAAGTAATAATAGCACCTTGAAGTATAATTGTAAAGTCATTTATGAATGCTTTTGCAACTGTCATCGGCCCTGGCAAAAGAAAAACTAAATCATATATTTTTGCACCGACTGACCAGACTGCAAGAAATAAAACGAGAACAAGTATTGGTGGCAATATATTTTTCATTGTACTCCACCAATAAAGACTTGAAAATTATTTCCATATGAAATCACACAATATGATTCATATGTTGGATGATATTCAATAATAGTATAAGTTCCTGATTCAGGATTTACATACATGTCAATTGAGACTACTACTGGTTTTTTTGCAAGTCCTGTTTCATTTCTTACTTTTGTAAATTGATTAGCCTTAAAAATTAAATCTTCTTTTTTATCTCTAATTGCTCTGAATGTCTCTTGTTCGTCTGCACATATTATTGGTTTGTCATTCCATTCACCTGCTGATACACAAACTGTTGCGAATAAACACAATATAACAGAGAATATTTTTTTTGTTATTTCCATGTTCTCAACTTTCCAGATATGTCATTGACTATCTTAGTGAATGTTGCTTTTGATCGTAATGATTGATTTCTTTTCTTGAATGGTATATCAACGACATGCGTAATCTCACCTGGTCGTGGCGACATTACAATCACTTTATTGGAAAGATACACGGCTTCTGCTACATTGTGTGTCACTAATATAGCGGTAAATTTGTCTTGATTCCAGAGTTCGTGTATTTCTTCTTGTAGAACTTCTCTTGTGAGTTCATCTACTGCGGATAGGGGTTCGTCAAGAAGCAGAAAGTCAGGTTTAAGCACCAATGATCTCGCTAATGAAAGTCTCATCTTCATGCCACCAGATAGTTGATGAGGATAACTTTTCTCAAATCCAGTTAGCCCGACTTGCTCTAATGCTTTTTCTGCTCTGATTTGACGTTCTATTTTGTCAATCTTCTCTAATTCCATGAGAAGTTCAACATTCTTCTGCACTGTTCTCCATGGAAGCAATGCAGAATCTTGAAAGACAAAGGCACCGCTTGTGTCTTGTTTATTCACGATGCCCTCTGAAGGAGTCACTAAACCTGCAATTATTCTCAATAATGTAGATTTACCACAACCTGAAGGTCCAACAATAGTTACAAATTCACCCTTGCTAATACTAAAATCAATCTTTGATAGAGCATGAACATCATCAAAGTGTTTAGTGACTCCTTGTATGTCAATCATGATATATTACTTGAAACAACCCTTCTTAAATGAGGTATCATATGACGAATGTGGATCAAAATCAGCAGGCAATACATTCACCTCTTTCATTTGATTTGCAAGTTCTACCCATCTATTAGGATCTTGACAACCAATCTTACTCCAGTCTTTAGGAAGAAAATCTCTCTTCATAAGTTCCAAAGCATTATTATGAATTTCAGCATTCACTTTCTTACTCTTTGAGAGAATAAAATCTCTTGTTGGTTTTGGATCAATAAGAGATTTAGGAAATGAAATGCTCAACCTATCAACTACTGCCTGTACGAGTTCAGGATTTTCTTTGATAAGTTTATCAGTTGTGAATAATACACTATATGGTCTGTATCCAAGACTCTCTACAGTAATTTGTTCATTAGCAACACCTTTCGCATCAAGTCTTGCTGGCAGAAAAAGTGAATAACCTTGCTGAAATTGTTGTGGAGTTCTTGCGAACAATCCAAGATCACCAGTTAAAGGAAATTCTTTTACTGCATTCAACTGATATGTGTGTTTCACCCACTTCCAATATGTCACACCCATCTTAACTGCAAATGGTCTCCCATCAAGATCTTTAACAGAATTGACACCTGTGTTTGGATGAAATACAAGAGTGTAAGGTACATGATTAAGACTCACAAAAATACCTTTGAGCCCTGCACCTTTTGCATTAGCCAACATCACACTATCGGATGCTTGTAGTCCAAACTCAACTGAACCAGCCGCCACTTGTGCGGTTGTATTGACTTTAGGACCACCTGATTTGATTACGATTTTCACATCGTCATGATACTCATTATCGAACTGGGCTTGCCAGTATCCACTCTGATTTCCTTGTGGAAACCAGTCCATGAGTAAAGTTACTTCTTTTGCATAAGAAGCACCAGCCAAAAGAATGACTGAAAATAACGCAATTAATTTTTTCATTACAACTCCTATTTAACAGGGAAAGGTGATGTTACACCCTTCACAAAAAATTGCATGGTTTCTAATTCAGGTCTCTTAATCACACCAGCAGGAATTTTACCTCCATCCTGTTGTGTTACTCCTTCTGAAAAAGGATACCATGTATCAAGTTCATCGTTGATCCAATTCATTTTTACTGTCTCAACTTTATTCACAACTTCACCAGGTACATTTTTACCCCACGGTGATAGACCAACACAATTCTTCTCAATACCCCAATTCCATCTCTGACCTGTAGTAAGTTTTCCTTGACTATAAAGATCAGCAATGTGCTTGTACAATACATTCCAATTAAACATCATACCTGTAATGTAACTATTAGGACCGAACTGTCCCATTGGTGCATCATTACCCATGCTCCATACACCATCAGTTTTCTCTGCAAGAGTAACTACAGATGGCGAATCAGTTGTGGTAAAGAGAATGTCATTACCCTGATCTACAAGAACTTTGGCGGCTTCCATATCTTTGGGTGGATCAAACCATGAGTTAATCCACACGATCTCAACTTCAATGTCAGGATTTACAGATTGAGCACCAATAGTTAATGCGTTGATGTTACGAATAATCTCTGGAATTGGGTGCGAACCTACAACACCAATCTTATTCGTCTTCGTCATCATACCGGCGGCAATACCTGTTAGATAACGTGCTTGAAAGGAATGACAAACATAATTATCAAGATTCTTGTCATTACCTTTGTACCCTGTGGCATGTAAGAAGAATGTCTTCTTATTTTTTTCAGCGGCCCTTACCATAGGCTCCATGAATCCAAATGATGTACCGAAAACAATATCATGTTTTCTTGCGAGTTTCTTGAAAACTCTTTCACTATCTGCTTCAGGAACAGACTCTACACCCTCAACTTTATAACCATGTTTTTCTAGAGAGTGAAACCCTTGATGATGTCTCATCGACCAACCTCCATCATTTGATGGACCTACAAGAACAAATCCGATTGAAACATCTTTTGCATAGGCATAGCCTAGCATAGTCGTACTCAGGACGAGTACGCTGAGGAACGATACCAACTTATTCATATTCTCCTTCCGAGAAAGCAAAGCGGTAAGTCTTCCACCTCACCGCTAATAATTAATAATTAGGCACTTGGTTTAGAATAAATGCCCCACAATACCCAAACGGCAACTAATCCAACGAGTCCTTCGCTTCCGAGTTGCTTCACGATTCCTACTACAGAACCCACTACATCAAGACCAATAAATGGTACGGCGGCTCCGAATAGGATTTGTAGCACCACTCCGAGTGCTATAAGTGCTAAACCGATTTCTGTGATGGACCTGATCCATCCAAGAATTTTATCTATCATTTTTTCTCCTTGTTAAACTGGCGAATTCCACCAACCCTCCCACGGAAACATAATCCAAGTGTCAGTAGAATCCTTTGCCATTTCATTGACATAATATGTTGGCTCAAAGTCACATTCATTGTTCCACCATAGACTCGCAAATCTCACATCAACTGGCAACTCCAGTGGTGAATTTTTGCGAGGACCTTTAATGAAACCTTGCATTCTTTGAAATGTTTCTCCCGAGTCACATATATCATCAACAATTAAAACCCTTTCATCGGTGGGTTTCGGCAAATAGTCTTCCCATTCAGGAAAATCTCTTAATGACGATTTAACAGGTTTAAACGGTTTCTTGAACCAATGAGATAACATAACACCAGGGGTAAGACCACCTCTGGATAATCCAACAATCACATTTGGGTCGAATTTGTCAAGAACAATGTCTCTTGCAAGTACATTTACATCCCTTCTCATTTCTTCCCAACTATACCATAATTTATTCATGATAATCCTTAATCGACTTGTATATCTCTCGTTATATCTTTAATTTTTTCGATTTGTTTTGTAATGATTTCGTCACGTTTAGGCCAGTAAATATAATCTTTATCTGGATTTTTCATCAAATTATACAATAGAGGTAAAATAAGTTTCTCTACTTTAAGCATATCTTCCACATACTTTTCTTCAAGATACTCTTTTTTGTAATTGATTTCGTTGATAGCGGAATCTATCTTTTTTTCTAGATTGGAGAGTGATTCTGATTTTGCTTCGACTTCTACAATTTTCTTTTCGACCTCAGTCGTTTTTGCTTTGTATTCTTCATCATCTACCGCAGAAAAACCAAAATCAAAATCTGCGTATTCTTCAGGTATTGTTGCCATAGGCGTGTCCGTACTTTGCTATGTAATAACTATCAACTATGTCTGTGATAGGATTATTTAGTTTAATGTTAAATTCGTCTAATAGGTTTCTATTAGTCTCATCAGTGAATGCATCATACATTTTTTCTTTGTTAGCATTACCTTTGGTTGTAGCGTATTTTTTAATAACGGTGGGTGCAATCATCTCGTATTTGATTCCCCATTTTGTGAGTGTGTCTTTGAGTATTGCCATATTCTCTGCTATGTGAAATACTCTACCAGTGGCGGCATATGCGTAGTCTTCTATATATGCTTTCGGTCTTTCTGGGCTTATTGCCGTAATGGAACAGTCAATCACCCAGTTTGCAAGACCGTGATACCTCTGCAAATCAGTTTCCCAAGCAGGATATATGTCAGTTTTTACGCTCCGAATCTCGGCCCATTTTGATCGTTGTCGTTCATTACTCGCCAAACAAAAATGAGTACAAGAACCAAAACTATAATTCCACTTATCGTTTCCATTGTATAATGTTATTGCAGGACTGGTTAGTGAATAATCAATCCCAATTATCTTCATCTTCTTCTGGTGTTTCTACGTAGGCACCGCAAAAAGGACAGTGTGATGGCGTTCTATGACTGGTCCATGTAACTATGTAATGCTCACCACACTCTATGCAATCGAAATCCTTTTCAATCTCGTTCATTTGCAGGTTTCTCCAACTCCCTGTATCTTCTTAATAAGTGATAACAATGTTTAAGTCCGTCAGAATAACATTTAAGTCGTTCTGGCATGACCAAGTGATTAAGGTCTGGTTTAGGGTTTCTTCTTACTTTTTCTCGTAAGTTAGAAACCCTTTTCATTTCATCTTCAACTTCATCCATGATCTCCGCTAGGAGATTATCCGCATAGTGTTCTGGAACCATTGACATATCCATCGTATTCAGCCTTATAATGATGTAATTTTTCTCGCAATTCTTTTATCTTCATTGCATTATATAGATGTGATGGTACCACAAGTTCTTCTGTGAGTAAATCTTCATAATATTTGATAGTCTGATGCAATTCATCTTTCTCAGTCAATGCATCTGACAATACTCGCATTAGATATCCACCACTTCACAACCACCGTCGGCGGCACAAGCCAATTCTTGTGCTCCAGCAGTAAAGTCTTGCTCCTCGTATTTAGACAACTGTGACCAATCAACATTTTTTGGCATTGCTTTCAATGCTTCTTCATACTCTTCTTTAGTACAATCTTGATATGGTGCTTGTCTGTATGTATGCTCACTAAAAGGTAGGAATGAGATACCACTGATACTGTCAAAGTTTTCCCATACCCAGTTACCAACTTCCATCCACTCATGCTCTTTGACAGAAATCGTTACTGATGGTTTATGCTCACACCAATGTGTCTGATACTTCTGCCAAAGTTCAAGTTGCTCTTTTGCAGTCATATCTTGTCTGAATACTGCATTCTTTGGACTCTGCATAGGAAATGAAAACACGGTTGTATGTTGTGGTTTCATTACATCTGCTTCGTTTGGAAACCCTGCATCTTTCATAAACGCACACAAAGGATCTTTATTGTCTGCACGTACAGTTCTGATGTAGTATGGATTATGTCTTGCATGAATACCTGATGCAGAATCAACTAACTGGCTGACCGTTCCGCTTGGCTTAACGCATGTGATGGCGGCAGACTGTGGAATGTCAAGTTTATCTGCAAACTCTTTGTTTGTTACAACCGCTTCTTGTTTAAGATCTTCTAATAGTTGTTCAAGATTACCTTTCTTGCCATTGGTAATCGAATTGTCCATTATTCCTGTGAGAGAAACTCCCAAGAGTCGTTCTTCATCGCAGTTTCGTTTCCACTCTCTGGAGAGGTATTTGAAACTTGTGAGGGTTGATTGAAATGTGCCAAGGATAGTCGCAATCCTAACTTTCTTGCGTAGTGATTCGGCAGTGTCCCGTCCTCTGACAACGACTTCTGAAAGGTTGCAAAACTCTCTGCTTCTAAGTATGATCTCACTGCAGGGATTAGTTCCAAAGTCATCTCTTGGTTCTCTTCTGATTTCTTCTTCATTGTTTAGACTCTCTACTTGTCTTCTGGCCGACATACTGTTATAGATTCCACGCTCCCCCGATTTAGAATCGTAGAGGGATAGCCACTCTCGCATGAAAGTCCCAATGTCTGGCTTTTCTTTATAATTAACCGAATTATTGGCGAGGGCTCGTTGAGGATTATTCTCCCACCACTGTCCCGACTTAGCGTGTCGCATTGACTCATCTTGTAAGTTTGACAGGCTGATGAGAGCAGACCTGCGAACACCACCAACAACAACAATCTCAGCAATTTTACATACAATGTCATGTGCTTCTACCGATTTAAGTTTGCGTCCAGCGGCATTCTGAAAAGTATTTATAGTGAATTTGAATAATTCTTCAAGGGGTTCTGGACCAGAGGCTCTTCCTCCGAATGTTTTAAGAGGCGTCCCTGCCGGTCTTACGTTTGACAAATCCCATCTTGGTATTTGACCTTGCCACACTAATGATAGCAATTCTTTATATGCTTTTGCCCAACCAAGTTTAGAATCTGCAACAATAATGGTCGTATCTGTTTCATGAAATTCTTCTGCTACTGGTGGCAATTTATTCACATATTCTTCTTCTACCGAGAACCCTACACCTGTACCATTCATGAGAATATAGAGTATTTCATCAAAAGATCTTGGAGTATCTACCTTAACATACGAACAATTATATCCTGCAACATTTTCCTTTTTGAGTGCTTCACCTGCGGTCATCAAACATCTCATGCTAGGCATGACATCTAGATTAGTGATAGCCTCTCTCATATCTGCCTCTAACCCATTTTCTAATTTAAAACTATGTTTAGTATCTAATTGTTCTTTGAAAAAATTGATGAATCTATCGACTGTTTCTTCCCAAGATTCTCTACGTTTCAATGCATAATTCCATCTGGCGTAGCGTGATAAATGTATAAAAGATTGGTACTCGGTAGGTAGAGGCATTTTTACTCCTTATTTTAACTTCTCTAAAAATTCTTTTGATTCTCTTTCTGATAAACCATATTTAGACATAACCCAACTTCCATTAAGATTCTCTTTTATAATTTTCATCTCTTTTGCGGAAAATGTTTTTGAGTTAAGAATATAGTCTTCAAAGGCTTCACAACAAATAGGAAATTCTGGTTTTACCAATTCGTACATTGCACTGGCATAATCTTGTATCTCTTTTTGTGCGTGAGCATCCATACGTAATTTAGCAAAATGAAAAAAGTTGTTCAAATCTATTTTCCAAATACATTCTGTGTAATTAGAAACTGGTAAAACTGTTCTTGCAAGTTCTCTCGCAATACCCTTAAACCCTTCATAAAATCCATCTAATGGGTTTGGCGTGGCAATTTGTCTATAACACTCTTTTGCTTGATCTGTTACTGCAACCATGCGTCCAAGAACCAACATTTTATTATTTTCGTCTAAGTCTTTACCACGACCTTGATTATTTGATGATGATTGTTCTTGTACATCGGCTTCAGCAGGCAAATAAAACTCATCACTCATTATAGAGTAACGGCCAGAGTATTCGTTTATGTTAGCAGTCCTATGTCTAACAAGTTGTCTCATCACGAATATTGGTAGTTTGATATGAAACTTCACTTCACACATCTCAAATGGTGATGTATGTTTGTGTCTCATCAAATAACGAATTAGATTCCTTGTTTGGCTTACCTTCCGTGTCCCTTCACCGTAACTAATTCGGGCGGCATTTTCGACTTCCTCATCATTGCCCATCACTTCTAATAACTTCACAAAACCATGCTTATGTATTTTCATATTTTATATTCCAACATTTTTGTTTTCGCAACTAGACCAGAATAAACATTATTTTTCAACTCACTTATAACATCTATTCCACCTAAAATCATATCATTAATATCTTTATGCTCTATGTACCGAGGCCATATGACAATCTTATGTTGTCTTTCGATTGTCGCTTCCATCTTCTTAATCGTTTCACGGTTTCTTCTTTCATTATCATAAACGAATATCAGTTCTTGATTAATGAAATGTTTTATTGCTGAAACTAAATCACCACCTGCAACTGCGATACAATTTTCAATGAACAAGGAGTCAATCGGACCTTCGACTACATAAATTGGCTTACTTATATCAACTCTATCAAGACCATAAATTTTGGGGTATTGTTCATCAATTCTTACAGTAATATATCTCAGATCCGATTGACCAAGGGCTCGTCCTTGAACGGCAAACATCTTCCGTGATTTATCAAAGAAAGGAATTACTAACCTCGGCTCCTCATAAAGATGCTTATATATATCATCATTGGAAATTTCAAGTTCATGAACAAATGACTTAAAATTTTCTGCATAGAATAAATTTCTATGATGCTCTTTCGGTATGCCTCTCTTTATCACATACTCTTTACAGTAATGCTCATCGTCTAGTGAATTGACTGAATCTAGTTTTTGTAATGGTGATGAATCATTGGAAAACTTCGGAGTCTCAAACTTAAACTCAGGTTTTTCTACTGGTGAAAATGTAGAGGCATTATTAGTGTAACTCTCCATAATATATTGATTATGAAGGGTTGGATTAAGTTCCTTGATAAGATTTGCAAGACTCATACTCGCAGAACAATTATGACATCGATAGAATAACATATTTTCTCTACGATAAACATAGCCTCTGGCTTTATGTTTTTTCGTTTGAGAGTCACCGCAAATAGGACATCTGAAATTATACAGATCATCTCTCTTACGTGTAAAACGTTCTAATTGTCCTGAAAGCAAATTGACGTATTTTTGATCAATGTATATACTCATTTCACTCTATTGTCCCAGATTTTTGAGAAACATAGTCTATTTGTATTACCACCTCTATTATATTCATCATATAAATTTTTTGTATCAATGCCAAAGATAACAGAACTTGATGGTTCGACATCAAGTTCATCACACATTTTTTTCTGTTTTGATCGATATTTGTTAAGCAACCACTTGTTGTCAAATTTACCTATGAATTGCTGACCATAACCTATGCTATAAAGATTGATGTATTTGTTTTGATTATAAGCAACCATTGTATCATCATATAATGTTTTGTCAAGTCTTATTCCTATTCTGTCATATTCTAATGGAAATACTTTGCTCATTGAAGTTGTAACGGTCTCTATGCAATCAAAGTTAAGATTCAATTGTAGATCTGTCAAATTAATATATGCTAAGTCAAGAAGCACTGGTATTTTTTTCTCATCACATTTGCTCAATATATTATAAAAACCTACTGGTACATTGCCTGTGTCAGAAAAAGGACAACTCATTATGACAACATCATTCACTTCTAATGGTTCTTCATCTATCCATGTGACACCAGAAAAATAGTTTCTACTCGCTATCTGATGATAAAAATATTCACCTTTTAATATACGCAATCTTCTCGTATGGTGCTTCAGATAAAATTTGTCGAATGTTTCGGTGGTTCCTTGACTAAAACTCAAATGAGGAAATAGATCAAAATCTTTTTGATTAATCCAATCTTTATAATCATTTAGAAACTCAATAGGATCACCTTGCATATGTTTTTGTTGAAGTCTAAAATTTAATGACTCCTCATCATAGATGCTCCAAGCACCTCCATATCTTTTTTCTTTCAGATGCGGTAATGTTTTATTCATAGCATGTGAGTTGTAAAGTGTATCTGTTTTCAGTACCCAAGTTAAAGGCGGCATGTAATGTCTCACCTTTCCATTGAACAAAACAACCTTTTGTGTAATTTGTAATCACTTCATTTTCTATTTGTATGTAATGACCTGGAATGTAATCTTGCATAAAAATTATTATTCTCGTTATACTTCCAGAACTATCTAGATTGTAAATTTTCTTAAATTTATTGTACGGGTCTTTATGAAGAGGAAGAATCATCCCTGGTTGCAATCTATGAAAACCAGGTGTTATAACTTTATATCTCTTAAATGGTTCTAGTTTCATTATTTCATCAACGAAAGAAGGCATAACATTAGGTAAAAAATATGCATCATTACCTAGTACATGTTTATATCTTTCGTGATGATAATGATCGAAAGAGGGATTAATTTGATATGTTGGAACAAAACGAAAATCAAGATTCTCTATCTCATCGATGGACCAATCTATTTTATTAAAATTGTAAAATTTAATATCATCCATAGACACATTATATACTAAAAAATCAAAATGTCAAGTTATAGACCAACCTGCTTCATTACTATAGTAAGTTCTTCTTCACTAATTCTATTGTCTTTTGCGTACTTATAGAGAGGCGCTAGATCTCTCGTTTTAGTTTTATTTTTGAGTGACAGTGCCAATTTCACGAGATCATTGTTTTGCATACTCTAACTCTTCTACTTCACTATTCAGAGCAAGTTTAGCAGACATTTTATCAACTGTTTCTGAAATATGTTTTACTTCAGTCTTGACAGTTGCAATGTCTTCTTTGAGTTCTACTACATTAACGAGACTCCAACCAACAATACCAATGATTGCAACAATCATCGGTGTAACAACCATCTGTAATAGAGTCTCGTGTGTCATTTCTTTATCCAATACTATTTACCATCTTTAATAAACTTTTACCCATGGCAATAGCATCATTTACTTTTTCTACGGCGGCATCAACTTCTGCATCAACATCGATATCACCACCTAAACCCAACTCAGTCATTGAATATTTAGCAAGTTCTACAATTTCATCGACAGATAAATCTTCAATTTCAGGGAGAACTTCATCAATATTTTCTACTGCAGGAGCAATTTTTTTGAGTGGATCAACAAAGTTTTTTGCATCGTACCAATCGAAATCACCATCTGCTAAACTAATTTTAATTGCATTAGCCATACTGAATACAAACGCTAATACCTCTCTTGTTTCTTTAACTCCTCTTTCAGACATTTATTTCTCCATTAAGAATATGAATTTAATTGTGTGCCACTGACATCAAATATTTTTGGCACATACGTATCACCTTCAGATACAATTTTATTTCCTGTCATTAGAACAAAATCTCCATTTGCATAAAGTTGCAAATTATCTTGACCAACAGAAAACTTATAAATGTCACCAACAGAATCTCCTGCAGTTGTGCCTGTCCAAGTAATTTGAATACCTAATTCAATATCTAATGCAGATGCAGACATATCAAAATCGGAACTATAATTATTATTGTTATTGCTCCATGCCCATTTATGTGGTGTCGTTGATACATTTGTTGTTTTGACATAATATGTTACAGGACTAGGACCACCTGTATAAGTTCCACTGACTGCAAAATCAGATGTTGCTGGCGAACCAACCGAAGTGTGCATTGAAACTGCACTAATGTCACCACCATCATTTGTTCTAAAAATTAATCTTCCTTTAATATCGGCACTCGATCCAGGATGATTCACTTCTATTTCAGCCATCTTATGTGGTGTAGATAATGTTGTTAATGGTACTATAATGGTCGATTGCCATGCATCGTTTAATGTATGACCTGTCGTTGCTCCCCACAAAATTGTTACACCCTCATCTAAATTTTGAGGTCCGTCACTTCTCATTTCAATATCACTTCCATTATACGATGAGCCTCCATCGTCACTATATTGAAATGAATCTGGTGTGCCAGTTGCGGTTACCTTAACTCTGTAATTTTTTGTTGAACCACCGGTGTATGTTCCACCAAAAGTTGCATCATTAAGACCTGTTCCTGTTACTTGAGAAGTTGGTCCTATGCCATTAGTGACATCGTTAAAATCATTTTCCCCGTCTTTAAATCCATAGAAAGTGATTTTATTTTGTCTAGCACCATCCGTATCACCCTCATCTGGAGATAAAAGTTCTAAATTTTGTCTTATTACTGCCATTTAACTCCTAAACATTTTTTGGTGTATTTTCTGGATATGAATCGCCAACCTCTGGCATACTCATATCATGCAAATTAGGTCCTGCAGGAACACAACCTCCTAATTCGTTGTGCATCACAAAACCTTCAGGACATTTTCCGTTTTCTGGAGGTAATCCTCCTGTTGAGTATTCTAATGTCGATGAACCTTCAGTTCTTTTTTTCGAGTTCTTAATGAAAGTTTTGAATCCCTGCATTTTCTTTACCGTATTTTAAATAAAGCATTGCACCTGTTAAACTATCTTTGATTATAATTGCTTTACCAGGATTTGCTCTGCCATATGCTCTAATTTCTTGACCTATCTCGTCATTACCAACATAATTTTCATATTTAGCATATTTTTTCTTACCAAATCTTGCTTTCATAAAAACATTAGGATCTACCGTAAAAACTTCTGACCCTGCAAATTTTTCTCTCTTTTTCTTTTTTTGTGCCGCCGTAATTCCTGGTGGCTCTCCATCAGGACCGACACCAATTCCTGCTATATTACCACCACCTGCATCTAATTCTTTAAGATAATTTTCTCTCAATGTTATTTGTTCTTTAACCAACTGTACATCATTCTCATCAGTTTTCATAAATTTAAAAAATTCTTCTTGAAGAAAACTTTGATCATGATAATGTCTATATGATAAATCTTCTTTTAATAAAAACAGAGCCGCCGCAAATGTAGCAAATTTAGATCTACCACCTGGTACTTTGCCTAGTATTTTTTTAAGATTGAAAATCATCGTATCTGTAATTGTGTAAGCCTCTTTTTCCTCTGTGGATTTTAGTGTGCTTCTTCTCTTTAATACTTTTCCTTTTTCATCAATAATACCCAATCTATATGCATCCGTTTTGTCAAAAGGTGTTGTCAATTTTGTCAAAAATTGATATGCAAAATATATGTTACCTGCTGACTTTAAAAGTGACATTAGATTTTCCTTAACTCTTCCGCTATTTCAAGATTTAATGAAATGTCAGAACTAATTACAATGCGACCATTGATAGAATCTATACTATCAGGCATGTATTTTAAAAAAATTAAAAATGTTTTTAATTCGCTCCAGTATTCTTCTGGAATTTTTAAAAACAATATTCTTGTTAAAACTTCTACAGGAAAAACATTTCCAAGCATAATAATATGATTAAGCATCAACCTTGTTTTTAACTCTCCTGTTTTCTTATATCGATTTAATAAACGTTTAATATATTTAATAATTTTTAAATCGTTATAAAAATCTTGTTCGCTTAAACATTGAGCATTATCATAAAATTTCATTGCAAATAGGATAAAATTTTGTTCCGTAATGTCATCAAATTTCATGATTCAGATGGAACCATTAATGGTTTTTTGTTTTTTTTAAGTCTGTCTGCTTTTTTATTATCTTCTTTTTCAGACTCTACAAAAAAACTACAGGTCTGTATGGCACCATCTAACATAAAACTTTTGTTTTTCAAATTCTCAAGTTCTAACTCCATTTGAGCAATTGTTTTAACAATTGTCTCTTTGTCTTTCAATAATCTATTCAATTCATTTTCTAATAATTCAAGATGCATAATACTCCATTATTCAGTTTCTATAAATTTTTCTCCTGTAAAATCTTCTAATTTTCTTATCATTCGTTCCATATTTATTCTTGTAACTTTTCCTGTTTTCACATTTCGTGAAAAGAATTCCCATTCTCCATCTTTATTATGTGGTCCTAATTGAGTTTCGTTACCACCCTCGTCCATTGTATGAATGTGAGTCTCACCACTCACATCTTTTGCATACAGATACGCTTGTCCATCTGGTAATGATGTTGGTGCTACTCCGTTACCAATAGTTAAGACATTATTTGCAGTTGCTCCTATATCAGATGTGCTTGTGCTTGTTGAACCAATGCTAACAGATCTTATTTTAAGATTCAAATCATCAGCCGTATAATCATAGAAAATTCGATTATCAGTAACGGTACCAGGCATTGTAACATTTGCATTAAATGTTGTATTGCCAAAAACTGTTAATTTTTGTCCAATATTCACACTTTTAGCAATACCTGCACCACCAGTGACTTTTAAAGCACCTGTAGTATTTGAAGATGAAGTTGTAGTGCCTGATATAACAACATTAGCAACTTTTATTTGACCAGGTTTTGACCCATCTAAAACAGTAAAATCTACTCTATTTTCAGAATCGGTATGAATAAATCTTTCTGCTTGTGTTTGACCTTCAGTTCCACCAGCGGCAATTTGCAATTTATTAAGAATCGCAGTAGTTACTCCTGTTATACCATCGAGTACGTTAAGTTCAGCGGCAGTAGATGTAACCAATGTACCATTTAATTTCAATCCATTCGATGATCCGTCATGACCTGCAACATCTAAGTCTTTGGCAGATGCAATTGTAACTGCTGATGTAGTTGCAGAAACCGTTTCCTGAAAATTTTCTACGGCTGATAGATCGGCGGCCGATAATGTTGCAGAAATGCCATCGAGAACATTTAATTCAGCCGTTGTAACTGTAGCATCATCCAATATATTAAGTTCAGCGGCGGTGGCAGTGACCATTGTTGATCCTAAGACCAATCCCTCATCTGTGCCATTGTGGTTGGTTACTTTCAATTCTGCTCTAAATTCAGAATCATTTGACACAAGCACTGTACCTGCAACATCTAATGATGCACCTGGTGATCTTGTGTTAATACCTAGACGCCCATTAGAATCTCTCACAAAAACATATTGTGATGCACTACTACCTAATTTAACTCCAGCATCAGAGGCAACAGATGTATTTCCTGCTATCACAACATTTGCAGATGAATCACTTGTAATTGAATGATTACCAATATCAAGAACCCCTCCTAATTGTGGAGTAACATCATCTACTAAATCCACCATATTCACACCTGTACCAGATGAGAACACTAAATTTCCTGAAATCAAACGTAAAAACTGTCCGTTAGAACCTGCAGTATTAGGAAGATTATATGCATCACTCACTCTTATTACACCATTTGCGAGACCCCCATAAGTACCTAAATTGATGACACCATTTGCAGATGAAATTTGCGTACCATCAAGTATCATATCACCACCAAAAATCATACCAGTGCTATTACTTGCTAATCTATCGGATGCTAAATCTTCTAGTAAAAAAGATCCATTATCAGTACCACTATCAGATGCCGTACCATCTTCCAACAATAATGTACCTTCTGTTGATGTGGTATCGTTGATGGTCATTTGTGCGCCAAAATTTATTGATTTACCATCTTTTACATATACACTTTCACCTGCAATTAAATGTTGTTCAAGGTCTATATTTACATTAGAAAATAATTCATTTCTTTTAGTATCTAACTTTATAAATTCTGACGTACTATTAGAATTCAATACAACGTCACCATTTGCGTGAAATGTCATGGCAACACCTGCAGAAGATGTACCTACAGTAATATTTGCACCTAGAAATACATTACCTGCAATATTAGCGGTTCCTGACATTTCAACATTTCCTGAAATATTTACGGAACCACCAAGATTAGTGTTTGCACTTGTTGTAACAAGTGTAGTATTCGATGTGAATTGAGGTAAAGTCGTATTTGCAGTTACTACTAAATCAGTTCCAGCGATTGTTGTTTTTGTTGCATCAATTGTTGTATTTGCTGAACTAATTTTGGTATTTGCTCCTTCAATAAAAAGATTTGCAGTAACATTAGCGGTTTGACCTGCGAGAGTTGTATTTGCAGATGTATTTAATGATGTTGTTGTTATAGTAACTTTTGTCGCTGAACCAATAGTAATTTCACCATCTGCGTTTGAGTTAATAAACTCTGTATCATCTCTTAATTGAAGAGATTTGTCTGTTGAAATTTTAACGTTATCAGTAAAATTACCAAATGATCCAGATACATTTCCAGTAGCGGTCACATCTCCAGAAGCATTTACATTACCTGTTGCAATCACATCATCAACGTATAAAAATCTATATCTATCAGTATTTGTTCCTAAATCATGTGTAGAGTCAGCGGATGGAATAAGAGATGAACCCAAATCAGCATTAAATTGAACTGTATCAGAGTCAGAATCACCTAATGTTACAGTACCACCATCAGCAGTTATATTACCGTTAGCATGTATGTTTCCATGAACTGTTAAGTTACCACCAACTCTTACATTTTTCTTAACACCAAGACCACCAGCAGTTACAATTGAACCTGTAGTATTTGATGTTGATTCTGTTGTATCGGTAACATTAACATTACCTGCAACCGATAAATCATCTCCAATCGAAGTGTTTCCAGTTGTCGTAATGTTACCTTTTACATAAACATTTGCAACACCTGATGGTTCTATATGAACATTAGCACCTGTTATGTTTAAATTTGCAGTTAATGTAGTATTGGCTGTGATGTAATTATTAGTGCCTGTTATATTAACATTTGCACCACTCATGGTGACGTTTGAAGATACAACAGTATTTGTACCTTGCAAAGTTGTGTTTGATGAAGAAATTGTATTACTCGCATCAATAGTCAGAAGTGCAGTGTCAGCACCTTTTGGGTTTCCAGCACCAGATGTAACTCCGAGTGCAACATTGCCAAAGAAAGTTGCATTAGCATTAGATGTCAGATTTGCACCGTTGAATAAACTTAATGCACCTGTTTGCGTTAAATTTGCTGAGGATGAAAGATTTGATGATATAGTTGTATCTGTTCCAGCGATTAAAGTATTACTTGTAATATGAGTATTACCTGAATTAATAACTGTATTCGTTGAATCTGAATGAACAATTAAATTTGCTTTTAATGTCGTATTTGCATCAACTGTTAAATCTGTTCCATTGACATAAACATTTGCTCCTGTCGTTGTCAAATTTGCAGATAATGTTGCATTAGCACTCAATTCAATCGCACCAGAATGCCCAACAATTTTTTGAACATATACATCTTTCCATGATGCAGTAGAATTTCCTATGTCATATGTGATTGTTGTATCTGGAGTTATATTTGAACTAAGATTTGTAATCGCACCATTACCAGTTAATGTAAAAACACCATTAACTGATACATTACCATCAACAATAAGATTTTTAGTTACACCTACACCACCTTTAAAAACTACACTTCCTACCGTAGAATTAGAAGCCGCCGTAATATTAGCGAAAACAGTTTGAGGTTCAACGTTAGAGAAAAATTTTTCTATCGATATTTTTTTATTTGTAGGCGTTCCTGCAGGGTCATCCACTACCAGCAAGATATCATCCTTGCTGATAGTGGTCATTGCAGTAAGACCTGATATGCGTTTATCTGCCATAGTCCTACTTTAACTTAATGTTGCTCTATTACGATTGTACAGTAAAATTCGTATTAGAGGTTGCTAAAAGCCAATAATCAGTTCCATTTATTTTACATCTAACTCTTGTATTAGAACCAGTATCTGCACAATTAGCAGAAACCAAGACATTATTGTTACTTGCTTGATGAGCATTAACTACAGTATTAGCGGCATATGTACTACTGACATAACCAGCAACGTTAGATCCTAACTCAAAAAGATATCGAACAGGATATGCTTGTGGTTGATAAGCGGCGGAATTACCACCACCGTCATCTAAACAAATAAAAGCATCTGGCTTCACTGCACGATCACCACTGGAATCAGCCATATGAACTTTAATACCATATGCTCTTGCAGTACCAGCACCGTATGAGGTTCTAATTGAACTTGTATCAGCACCGTTTGTTATATCAACTTCTGCCATCACACCTGCTACTACACCAGTAACATTAGCAAATGCGCCTTGAACATTAGCAGTAAATTTTGAACCATATAAAAATTGAACGGTTCTTTCAGTTGATGATGTTTTTGTGAAGTTTGTAACAGACGAAATCGGTACAGTTTCACCAGATGTGGCATCATTACCAACATTTTGTGTCGCTTTAATAAATGTTCTACCTGAACTGTCACCAGAATTGGTCACATGATTTAAATTTCCAAAAAGATTGAAAACTGAGACTTTTTTATTAACTGGACTACCTGTAGGATCATCTACGACATGTAAAATATCAGCAGATGCTATGCCGGTCGAGAGATCCGTCAAGGCAGTCATTTTCTTATCAGCCATTGTTACTCCAAAGAGAGTGTTGGGACTCAACCAAGACTGTTCATATTATAAAAGAAAAGTAAAAGGGATGTTTTACTTTTCCTCGTTTTCTTGTTTTGTCTTCACACTATTTTCGTTTAATAATTGGTCTAGAACTACTCTAGCACCATGTAATCCACTTAATTCATAACGAATAGTTTCTTCTAATTTATTTAGTTCTTCTTTCTGTCGGCCGATGCGATCCAACTCGTTGGATTGTTCTTCGAACATTGCATCGACCTCATTTTTTTTATAAACTAAAATTTCAATCAACTCATTATTTGTATATGTTTTATCAACTGTTTTTAACAATGAAATATTGTCATCCATTATATCTCCATAATAATATTAAAAATTAAGAATCAGGAAAATCTGAATCTTCCAAGTCTGTGCTTGAATCAATTGCTACGCATACAAGTGGCTCATAAAACGTACTTGTTGATGCGGTGGCAGTACCTTCGGCATATCGTGTTTTTGTTCTTTTTGCAACAAACCCTTGATGAATGACACCTTTACCGGCGGCACTCGCTACGGCGGCTTCTGTAGCATCAACACCAAAAACATCTGACTTTCTAGTGCCTACAGGTGCGTTGGAATCTGTAACCAAAAATTTAGGTTTTCCTGCATCTGTATCTTTATTTGTAAAAAGAGGCATTTTACTCCTTAACTAAATTTATTTTTATATTTTTCATAGGCTTCTGGTGAAGCGAAACCCTGATCTGACCATTCTGAACTTGCTACAACTTTTGGTGCAGGCTTAGGTGCTGGAGCAGGCTTAGGTGCTGGTGCTACAGGCGCTGGTGCTACATCCTCAATAGTTGCGGACTTTACTTCTGTTTTTTTGGCTTTTGCCATATCATCTCCCAAATCCAATATTAATTAATTGTTTAACAGAATTTTTTGCATTAAAAGGTGTATGTAAGACACCTATACCACCATTATCTCTCCATTCTTTAATATTTTTTGGATGATCATCAATCAAAACGTTACCTCGACCATCTCTTCCGTCAGTTGCAAAGTGTTTTTTATCTTGTCTTTGCACGGTATATACTCTTGATTCATCTATTTTAAGATATTTCTTACACCATTTTTTTTTATCTATTGAAGCCTTTTCAAAACTAGATCTAGGGGCGGCTGTTAATATGTATGGGTCAAATTTTCGTATGAAATTCCATAAGACTCTATAATCAGGCATTGGTGGAAGATTGAAAAAGAAATCAGGTTGATTATCTAGAATAGACCATCGTGTTTCTCTATTTGCTTCACGAAAATCAACACCAAGGGCATCGGCCGCTCCCCCTAGGAAATCGACCAATACCATGTCCATATCGCAATAGATTTGAGGTTCGTCAAATTCTCTTAGCAAGTTCTTCAATATTTGCTCTCATTTGATCCATCATGCCTCCAGTAGTATATTTTTTAGCATACTCTTCAGCATATTGACCTGGTGAAATTTCTTTAACTGTACCTTCGGTACCTGCACTATCTCCAATTACGAATGAATTTTCTGCAGTTGTAACATTTACTCCAAATTCTTTGACCATTTCTACAAATTGATCCATATCCGTATTAGGTCCAAAGAATTGAATGACATCTTCTTCGCAGATTGTTGCAAGAGGTCCATGCTCGTATTCTAATCTCATCTTACCAGATTCGCCAATCGGAAACATCTGAAAACTTTCAGGATGTGTTACAGAAATACCCATCATGTAACTCACCATGTCCTCAAATCTCTTAAACATATCTTGACTATTAACGACAACTGAACTTTCTTTAATTAAATTATTAGGTTGTCCAGGAGTAACTTGTTGATATTTTTTAGCGAGTTTATCTGTTCCGTCTTCGCCAGCACCACCTTGACCATCAGCAACGACTTTATTACGCTCAAGTCTTCTGCTCTCTTGAATTTTATTCAACTTACTGACAGTTTTTGAGACTTCTTCACTTTTTTCGGTTTTTTTCTGCATATTCTTCTTAGCAATTGCTTGTTGAAGTGCAGGTGGTAATTTTTTTTGACCTGATGTCAGTTCTTCATTTGCGAGATCTGTTTTTTGATAACCTTGAGATGCTTTTTTATCTCTTAGTTTCTTAAACATATCTACACGTTTTTTAACACTGCCCTTATCCATAGACATACCCATACCCATATGTGCTTCGTCTTGTTGCTCTTTTTCAGCCTTTTCTTTTTCATCTTGTGCAGATTGAATCTTTTGCGTTTTTGCTAACTTTGCTTTAAAAGCATCAGTTGCTTGCTTAATTCTTTTCTTGTCTGGTGAATGTCTCTTAATTGTACCACCTGCTCTTTTATAGGCGGCAATTTTATCAGCATATGCTGACTCAACTTCATTAATCTCATTACCTTCTTTGTCATCATGAGGTATTGGCTCACCATTCGCATCTTTTTCATGATGATCTACTAAATCAACAACCTGAATCTGCTCATCACGAGACATAGAAAGATATGTTTGTGCAAGCATATCAGCAGATGTAAAAGCACCATCAGACATCGTGTTAAGTTGATGCTCTTCTTTCATACCTGTTTTACGCTTGCCCATTGCTTTTGCAATCGCTTTTCTGCGTTTCATAAGGTAGTTATCAGATGAATCCTTATCACCATCATTATCGACATCACCATCTTCTTGGCCGACAGGATCCATTTTTTCGTTTGTTGGAATCATTTTAGTCTCCTCTGGAATTACTTCCTCAATATACATATTGAGTTCGTATCGTTTGTTATCTAGGTTTGCAACCTGGACATGTAGTTTTTGCTTCTTGTCCGTACCTAGGATATAACGATTTGTTTTACCGCTAGAAGGTTTTCTTGGACCTGTTGCAACTTTGTTGTCGATATCATCTTTATCGACTGTGTATCCTCTTTTCTTTGCAACTGCATAAGCATGTTGCATAGCAGATGAGAAATCTTTATGATAGAGTTGGTAATCAGACTTTCTTGCTTCATCTAATCCTGCTCTTTCTCTTTGTTTTTTCTCTCTTTCCTTTTTCTCGGCTTGAGCAGTTTTTCTATTAGCATAAGGTGGTATTTTCATGTCATATGCTTCATCATGAATATCATAATTCATATTCAAGTAATTATCAAATGAAGGTGAAAGTCCCTTATATTGTTTCATTATTTGTTTTGGAAATGTGCGGTTCATCATATCAAGTACAAAATCTCTTGGGTCTGTATCACCTTCGATATCTTTCGCACCTGGCATAATACCAGCCATTGCTTTCTTTGCAATATTCTCAAAATATGATTTATCAATACCACCACTTCTATCAGAGTATCCTTTTAGTTTTGCACCAAATGCCATGAGATCTCTTTTTGCATTTTCTTCAAGTGCTTGATTGTGTGCATGATCAAACTCTTCTTTACTAAGAGTTTTCTTGATAGAGTAATCAGCAAATTTTTGTGCTTGTTGTGCTTTTTTCTTTGCTCTCTTAGGATCTGATACTGACATTTCTCCTCTACTTTTTCGATCTGCTTTATCCATTGCACGATATGCCATGTCACCTGACATTTCTTTCACTGGTTTTCCTCCCTGAGAGATTATACCTTTATGACCTTTTTTGTTCATAGAAGCAAGATGAGATTTTGCATCATCATGACTGTCAAAACTTTTAACTGTGATTTTACCAAACTTTGTCTTAGCAGTTTTTACATCGTACTTCTCGCTAATCTTAGTATCTTTCATTTTAGGTTTAGTATTCACTTTTTCTGCTTTCCTTTCGAGTTTGGTCTCACTCTCTTTTTCTTCTTTTTCTTTTTTTAGAATGCTTCTAATACGCTCCACTTCATCTTTAGAAAATTTTGCCATTGGATTACCTTTATCTTCTGGAGGAGGCGGAGCCTGTGCCTGTTGTTCCTCTTCTTTAGGTGCTCCATTAGCATCACCATTACCGTTTCCATTGGCTTTGGCTTCTTTTTCTTTTTTCTTTTTATCGTCAGGGTTTTCACCTTTTTGATAATGATGAACATGGATATCTCCCTGTTCTTTCATTTGTGAAAATGGTCCGTCATGAAGTGTATTAAGCATTTTTTCTCCTACCAGGCTTTACAACTCCAGTACCTTGCTTTTGTGCGTGGTCCTGGATTGTCGCAGTTATGGCGAGCCCGAAATGATTTTCTTCTCGCTGGAATATTTTTCTTTATTGTCATATTTTTATCGCCAAAATTAACTTTGACAACTTTACCTTTTTCGTTTCTGACAAAAACTTTTGATTTTTTAACATCACCAGCCATAGGTTTTCCAAGTTTAACTTTTCTGCCTTGATATTCTGCTTCATCAAGTTCTGCATCCTCTAATTCAACTTCTTCAGACTTTGAACCTGCAGGTACGCAATTAGGGACCATTCTATCTCCCTTCTTCTTCATACCTCGTTGAACGTAACCTGTCCAACATTCGTCAAATTCGCAATAATTCTTGAAACTTTGCATGGCTTCCTTATTTCTTAATTAATCTCTTACCACCCTTTTTAATCGATGAAACGAGAATTGGTTTCCCCTTGCGATCAGCATTTGGGTCATGTTTTCGTTTTGCCTTAGCGGCGGATGCTTTCTCTTTTTTTGAAAGTCTTGCTCTTGTTTTATTTGACATACATTTTGGTTTTGGACCGTCTCCTTTTCCATCACCATCTTTGTCATCTCTGGCACAATCACCAACAACTTCACCTTTAGTATTCACCCTCTTCCATCCACCATCGGGATGAGATTTACTAAACCAGTTTCTCAAATCTTCGTGAAAGTGAATGAAAGATCTCATTATTCTTTCCTCCAGCCACCGCCTTTACCCTTATACCATTTGGCGGCCCATCCATTTGCATAAGCGGATGGATATACATCAAACTTTGATTTTGCAAGTGCTTTTGCTCTCGACCAAAGTTTAGGATTTGTTGGTACGTTTTTTTCTTCTAATGTTTGAGGTTCTAAACCAAAATAAACGTCTTTAAAATTTTTCATTTTGTTCCTTATAAACTTGTATATAATCCTGTAACTTCTGTAAATACATCTCTTAATGCCTCTGCATATACACCAGTTACAGAACGAACTACTTTGTAATCTAATTTTCGTATTCTACCAAAATCCATTTTATATGTATCATCTGGCATCAATGTAATTTTAACATGATTAATGCCTTTTGAATTTTTACCTATTCTCATGTGCAATGACTTTTCTTTCTGATCAACCATAAGATTTTTAGCACCTGTCATCGCAATAAATTTACCACCCCCTAGTTGTTGTAAAAGTGTATTAGCATCAAAATCATATTCTTCTTTCATTTTGCTAAGATGCTTCTCGACTCTTTTAGATTGAGCCATGTGCATTTTTGATGCATTTTTTAATTCTTTAGCGACCTTTTTTAAATCATTATCTTCGTTCATTGATTTTTTTCTTAGACCTTTGATACGTTTAACCAGATCACTTTCACTCTGTACTTTTTTCGGCAACCCCTTATGCTTTGTGCCTGCAAAATCTTTAACATCTTTTTTGCTCATGTCTTGAGCCGCCTTTTCTGCTTCTGGTGATCCACTTGCTTCACCTTTTTGTATTGCTCTGACAAGACCAAAGAATTTCTGTTGTTGCTTTGATACTGCTTTTTCTTGAATATCCTCTTTCAATAACTCATTCCACATACCAACTCTAAGTGAAACATAGTTAGGTCTAATATTTCCAAAATCAATATTTTTCTTATCCAGAATTTTTGCATCGGGGTAAAACTGCTTGGCAACATGATCTCTAAAATCATTAGGAATCGTACCTATCACCCTCATAGACTTACCAGTACCAACTTTAGATGCTCTTACATCAGTATTCCATTTTGATTTCATGTACTTTTTTAGTTCATTGGCAGTTGCTTCATCAAGACTTTCTTGTACAGGTTCTCTATCGGTAAATCGTTTATCTCTTGGTGTTGCTCGTTTTACTGTCACTCTATTTCTATCAGCAGATGATCTAAATCTCATTTTTTCTTTTTGTTTAGTTCTGGCCAAACTATCTGTTTTTGTCTGATATCTTCCTGTTGGTGTGCTTACAACAACATCAGTGGCCTCATTCATTTTCATCCATTCCTTAAACTGCTCATCTGTATCGTCTATATTTTTATGTTCAAGAAGATGAGTATTCACTTTTTGCATAGCATATTGCTCTTTTACCTGCCCTATTTCATGACCAAGTTTATATTGCTTTATTGCTTTTTCGTAAATAGATTTTAATATTTGTAAAGAAATACCAGAAACTTCTGCTTTTTTCTTTAACACATCCATTATATCTTCATCTATATCTTCTCTCTTAAAAATATCTTTGAATGTTGATGATTTCATAGTGACCTTTTCTGGTATAATTTCTTTTTGTACTTTGATTTTTTCAGATAGTGCTTGTAATTTAAGACCTTTACGTATTTCATTGAACAATGATTTTGCATCTTTATCATTCAATCCTGGCAGACCCTTTGCAAACTCATCAAATTTTCCTTGAACTGCAAACCCTCTCAACTTTGATGCTGACATACCTGATATACCTTCAGCATCAGGATCTCTATCACCTGCTGACACAACATCTATCGAATCGAAATTATAAAAACCGTGAGGTTTATCTTGATTGTTATATTGTTTTAGAAGTTTGCTAAAATCATTTACTCTATCTGACCCTACAACCATAATTAATTTTTTATAACCTTTGCTATAAAGAGATGAAGCGGCGTGGAGTGCGGTGGGCTCTTTTGGAAAGGTTCTAGCATTCACATCTCTACCAAACATCTTTTTGGCATAGTGAATTTTTCGCTCAAAAGGTAATGGATTCTTTTTAGCATCTTGACTTGAACTAAGATACACAAACCAATCAGCAGAACTTCTACTAGCAACATTCTTCAACTTATTGAGAAGTTTTTCGTGTCCAATAGTAGGAGGATTCATTCTACCAAATGTAAAAACTGCGGTTCTTCCTTCTAGTTTTTCGTGTAAATCTTTAAGTCGCATGTAAATATTTATTATCCTTCGTAGGCTACGAGTTCGTTATTTTCACCAACGTAAAATCTTTTACCTTTATGCTCAACGATAGTATGAGTAGCCTCAAAGGCTTCCTTCTTCATTTTTTTGCCTTTTTTGACTGTCTGCAAAACTCTCTGATACACTTCTTTATTATCCATGATGAGTTTCAGAAGTTTATCAAAAATTCTCATCACCATCATTCGTTGTGGCAATGTAGGCGTTTTACCATCATCAAGATCTTTCATGAGTTTCGTGAATAACGCAAGTTCATCTTTTGCGATAAGACCTTGAGTGGCTAATCTTCTCAATCGTGTATCTACACCTTCAGATAAAGTGATATCAATCATTTTACCGTTGAGCGTTTCAAGCAATTGTTTTTCTTGATCTAACATTTATGCTCCCTTTGACCAGTTTTTGGCGGCATTAAAATTCTGTCTTGAAAACTCAAGACGATCTACCAGTTTCACATACTGGTCAGATTTTAACTTATCTACTGCAACAAATCCTTCAGGATTTGTCACTCTAAAACCATCATCATCTTGTATAAAAGTTTTTGTCATAGTTTTTACTTGTTCTAATTTTCTCAATATCAATATTTTACAGGCGATTAACATATTTTGCATTTCAAAAATTTGTGTTAATTGTCTTATGTTTGTTTGAAAAAACTTTAAAAATTCTTTTTGTGCCTGTTGCTTTCTTATTCTTGCTTTTTCAGTTTTTAATTTATTTAATTCTTTTTCAAATTTTTGCTTTAAATATAAAATCAATCCTCTTGCGTGTGCTTCAGGGTTTTCTATCGGACGCCCTTCTCTTATTTTAGTATTTGTATATGCTTTAATTTGTATATTCACGTCCTTATGATTTTGAATATATTTAAGTATATTCGGATTTAATTGTCTAAATAATCTTCCAGCACCCGATAGAATTCCTGTTATTTGTGCCGTTTCTTTTTCGGTCATAGATGCTGAACCGCTCACATCTTCATATTCTGCATCTCTAAACCATACATCAGGTGTATCAGTCATTTTTGATACATCAACGTCAAAACTTGCATTCATATCTGGTAAAGTATCTCCATTATATTTTGTATGAAACACTATACCCATTTTTGACGTTTTTATTTGTTTTGCCAAATCACTGTTTTTTGGTATAGCATATACTATAGTGTTCGGCTTAAACGTAATATATTCAACACCATCAATAGTTTCATCTTGCAAATCATCTTGGCTATACATCATATCACCTTGAATCACTCCTTGAATGTTTAATTTAGGTAAATGTTCAAGTGCTAATTTAAGTTTTTTATTTAATCCTTCTGCAGGATGATTTCTATCAATATCAGTTGGAGTATAATTTAATTTAGCATCTTTGTTAAAGATGCCTTTTGTACCAACAAAAAACTTATTATTTTCAGGATTTTTTCCTGCAAAAATAGCAGGCGCACCATCCCATTTAACGGTGATGCGAACCTGCTTTCCGCTTTTTGTAGAACCTGCAAGCATATCTCTCAATCCCCTGAGAAAATTTATTGCTTGCCGTGTTCCATCAACTCCATTATTAAGAACCTCATCTTCAATGTGTTCTAGATGTAAGTTCTTTTCTTCAGTTATATATTGTTTGAAACTATGCATTTTTCCACGCAACTCGTTTCAAACTATTTATGTTTATTAAAGATTCAATATTGTAGAATTTTGGCAGGAATCAACTGGATTTGAGAAGTTGAAATCATCAAAACCGGCAGAAGTACAATAAGAAGCATTTTGCTGACCAGCGAATAAATCTTCTATCGAGATTGCATCGCCATTATTACAGATGCTTCTTACTTTCCAACAAATCCATTCTGGATGACCAATATCTCTCAAATAAACGTATGATGATAGATAATGAGGCAATTCAACTTTCATTGAATTTAATTTTTGTTTTGTTCTGATACCTGATTTGAATTCTGTAAAATCAGTTTTTTGTACAACTTCTACAGTTTCTTCTTTTACAAGTTCAGTTTTGCAATCAGGACAATCACCTTCTACAGTCATTTCACAACCCATAGGATCGTTACATGTCTGTACTATTTTAGATTCTTTGACTGTTCTTCGTTGCCATTCTGGTTCTTCTTTGACAGAAGATGATAAGACAACTTTTGGTTCTGTTTTTTCTAGAGGTCTAAGCATTGGTTCTTTGCCTGGCTCATATGTAACAAGCCATTCTTGACCGTTCATTTCAATAATTTTTGTTTCTGTCGCAAGTGATTGCTCATACAGAAATGGGATGCCAAAAAACAATGTTACAAGAATTATTAGTATGAATCGTAGCATACGACCTCTTTGATTAGGTTAATAAAAGAGAGATAATCTCTCACTCACAGGATATATTTTATCAAAAAGTGTCGATAGTGTCAAGTATTTTCTTTAGACCATCACCTGTAATTTCATAATCTCCGATTTTTTCAGAAACGTTTTCATCATCTTTGAAGACTTTGAGATCACCTTCATAATTTTCATTTTCTTGTAATCCAACGAGAATTACACTATAACCTTTATATTCAATTGTCATTGAGAATGGCTCACCAGGAGCAGATGATACTTTTATCATGAGAAATTAAACTCCGCAAATTCTTTCTTGAATTTCATTTTACCTCCAGTTGCTTTATCGAATGATGGCTCATCGTCATCTTCTTTCCATGGAGCGTTAAATTTACCTTTTTTTGTTTTATTTTCTGCCATGCGATCTATCAAATCATCTTGTGCAGATTCTTCAAGATCGTATAACTTCATTTTAGCACGATCAATACCAATAACAAATCTCTTTGATGATGTTGGATCGTTATATCTATTCTTGAGTTGTTTGACCAACATTTGACCAAGACCTTCAAGTTCTTCAGTAGATATCAAAGCGAACATCAAGTCGGCAGTTGCAGGAAGACCGAACGATTCAGATGTATCTTCAAGACCTACATCTGTACTTGTGAAACCTGAACGTGTGGTCTGCGTGGCTGACACAATTGGCACATCATATTCTACTGCCATGCCACGCAGTTCTTCAGCAATGGATTTTATGAATGTATAAGAATTTACATTCGCACCTTGCTTCAATCTTGCAGATGAACAAATGTTGAGATAATCAACAAAAATAATCTGCGGAACAAATTGTCTTTTGAGTTTCAATTCACTCAATAAATTACGAAAATGATTTGTATTAGCGGCGGCAGTCGGATACTCTTTGACAATCAATTTACCGTCTGTCACTTTACTTATACTTGCGACTTTTCTATCATATAAATCTTTTGGCAATTGTTTCAGATCATCAAGTGTAATGTTCATCAAATTTGCATCAATTCTTTCTGCAATCTTTTCTTCTGCCATCTCAAGTGTGATATACAAGACATTCTGACCTTGAGACAAACAACTGGACGCCATGTGACACATGAACAAAGACTTACCTACACCAGTGCCTGCAATCGCAATATTGAGAGTTTTGTTCGGCAGACCGCCATTTGTAATCTTATTGAAATATTCTAAATCAAATGGTATTCGTTGTTCAATTTGATGATATGATTCGTATCTTGCTTCAGCATCTTCAATATAATCATGACCGATGTGAGGATCAAAACAGACTGCAAGTGCATCAGATAAAATTGCAGGTATCGCACCTTTGTCTTTCTCTGTTTTCTTTTGACCATCAATAATTGAAATAGATTCTAGAACTGCATTATAGATTGCTTTATCTTGACAAAATTGTTCGGTAGTGTCAATGAGCCATTCTGTTTCTGATTGCTCATTCTTATTAGTCTCATAAACATTAAGTCTTTCTATGAGACCCTTGAACTGGTCTTCTTGTAATTTAGAATTTTCATTAAGTTCGATTACAAGAGATTCCTTTGTTGGTGATACATTATATTTCTGAATAAATTTATTGATTTCCTCAAACAGAATTTTATCTGTGTGTTCAAGAAAATAATCATTCTTCAGATATGGTAATGATTTTCTGACAAAATCATCATTGTATAATAGGTTCCTTAAAATCGTATCTTCTATTCTTTCCATCCTCACTTTCGGTTACTTCGATGTTTTCTTGTATTACTTCAATAAGAATATCTCCGATAAGAGTTTCAAACTCTTTACCTTCTTCATCGGCATATTGTTTATTGACAATTTCTTCAGGAATTTCAATTATATCATATTCAAATTTGTATGTCAATGTGCCGTCATCATTAGCATTTTCATTGACACCAAATTTATTATATTTGTAAATTACATCTTTAAATTTACCTTCTGTTATTTGAAAGACTTGTTGATCATCACTGTCATTCTGTGGATTCGGTACTATCTGGTACCACTTCTTCATCGACTGATTTTGTTCCATATAAAAACTTTTCTTTACAGAAATCGTCAATTTTTTTCATGACATCTTCTGTAAAATATTTTTCAGGTTGTTGCAAAATTTGCTTGCCAAACATTTTTGATCCATCTGGCAACTCAAAACGTGTAGAGACTTTAGTAAAGATACCTGCTTCTTCAGCAAGTTCAAGCATACCATACCATCTATCTAAACCTTTGTCATATGTGACAAGAGCATCTACCATTTTATTTTCCACTGTCAATCTAGACTTGTGATTTTTACAGTGAATAATATTACCAATAACTTCTGTTCCTTCTTTCTCTTTTCTCTTTGAGAGAAAAACAATATTGCTTGATGCGTAATACAACCCTGTACCACCACCCATCACTTGTTGAGGAAACATTACACCTACTTGTGAATATGTATGATTTGTAACAAGCATAGGAACTTTTGCTTTACCTGCTTTGAGTGTCAATACTCTAAATGCTCCTTTTACAAGGGCGGCTCGTGTCATATCTTTTGTCTCTTTACCATCAGCAATGTCAGTCAATTCTTTTGATGTAGATAGCATACCTAGACTATCAAGACAAATCATCATAGGTTTGCGTTCTTGATCAGCAAGATATTTGTCTAGAATTTTTGTTGATTGATGTGCAAACTCTTGTATTGATGCGACTGGTAACATAACCATACGAGAAGAATCGATACCTCTCTTCTCTATCATGTCTTTTGTTATTGCAGATTCAGACTCAAAGTAAAGAACACCACCGTCAGGGTTATCTGACAAAAACTGTTTGACAATACCCAATACGAAAAATGTTTTTCCTGTAGCCGATTCTCCAGCAAAGGCGGTAATCTTGTTTCCTGGAAGCCCGCCATAGATACTTCCCGATAGTAAAGCATTGAGAGCATAACTACCGGAATCGATAAAGGATTCAACATCACCTGCTTCAACACCATCAGCAACCAATCCAGCATATTCATTTCCTGTCTCCTTAATCATGTCTGTCAAAAAACTCATAACAACTCCTTAAACAAAAAAATTATCAATTGTATATCTCTTTTCATAGTCCCAACCTACGCAATTCAATATATCTTTCAACGGATCAAGAAATGTTTTCTCAAATTGCGTATCGTAGTCAATAAATTTATGTAAATCAAATTCAGCAGGCAATGTGTTACCCATACTGATAACTGTATCACCTACTGGATTTGGTGTTTTAAGATACGAAAACTTTATCTTCTCACCCTCTTGAATGATCTGATATTTCTTCGTAAGTTTATGTTGCTTCAGCAAATTATTATGTATAATCGTGCCTTTCACATGTATTGGTGTTCCTTTCTTGTACAACATCGTTGCATCACTATACTTTGCAATACCTTTGACTGAACGAGGAAACGCAACATCTTCAGGTGGTAATGCCTCAAATTGATTACGAAAACTTTCAACAAATGCAATCATATCATCTTCTGTATCGTTCATCAAAATCTTATATGCATCAGCAAGTTTTTGTCTCACAATAGCAGGTGTTGAAGATTTGACTGATTCAAGACCTTTAACTTTAATTTTAGGCTTCTCAAATCGCACACCCTCACTATCATGTACATTAATGATATAGTGTTTCTTACCAGTCCAGATTGCTCTGTCAGCAAGAACCTCACGTTTCATGAACATCTTTTGCTGATATGCATTCATGTATTCACGCAAACCATTGAATGATCTGTCAATACATTCTTGTACTTTACCTTCACATACTTTGTCAAGAAAGTCAATTACCTTTTTCTTGTCGCTTGTATCATCGAATACACTCTTAACAAGATCTTCAAGATTAACATAGATCGAATCTGTATCAGATGCAATGACATAATCTTTATCTTCTGTTTTGAGTATTCTGTTTAGATATTCATTCACATCTCTCTCAACCCATCTGGTAGATAACTGACCACCAGTTGTAATTGCTTCTGCACATCTCACATCAAAGAAACGAAAATACTGATTACCCAAAGCACCATAAGCAGAATTAAGTTGAATCTTTCTAGCCATCTGCATGTTGTCAAGTCTTGCAACTTCCTTAGATAATCTTACACGTTCAGACGGATTCTTTTCATTTTCATATAGTTGTTGAGTTTCAAGCATTTGCTTCTTGAACTTGGATCTCTCATTATACATACGCTCCATCATAGCAGGCAGAAACCCTTGCATGTCTCTGCGAAAATGATAGCCATTTGCGGCCATGCTCAAGTTCTGTCTCTTGCAATATGATGTATTCATTTCTCTACCGAGAAGTTTATCAACTGTTACTGCTTGTGGTGGATAATCAAGAACCATCGTTTCAGGTGACACATTATACTGCATAATCAAATGCGGATACAAACTATTCAAGTCAAATGATACAACCCAGTTGTATGCACCAGGTTCTGGTTCTTTCACATAAGCACCTTCATATGGATTGTCTTTGAAAGTATCTTTCTTTGGTGGTAGTACAATACCTTTGCCACGCAATTCATTATATATCAAAGTGTCCCACATTCTTACTTGTGTGAAGACATCTGTGAAATTTACTTTTGCATCATATGCAAGAACAACTGCGGTCTCAATCAACTTTAGTTTGTCTTCAAGTTTATCTACAAGATCAACGTCTTTCACGTTGTAATCCATAAACTTCTGAAAGTCTTGTTTATACAATTGATGCAGATTGTCAAACTCTGAATAGTCTAATTTACGCTCACCAAGTTCTACGTGTGCGATATGATCAAGTCTGTAATTTTCTTGTTGTGTATATGTGAATTTACGATAGAGGTCAAGATAGTCAAGTGTGGCGGCACCAACCAACTCAAATGCTTGTTGTTCTCGTGTGCCACCAAAACCCATTTGATTGACTGTTCTCTCACTCACAAACTTCCACGGCGACAATCTCTGATATTCAGGTTTATCAAACAACCGATTTATACGATTGACAAGAAACGGTATGTCAAAAAACTTTACATTCCAACCAGTCACAATATCAACATCAAGTTTTTCCCAGAATGAAAGAAACTCTTGTAACATGTGAATCTCATTAGAGCATCGTACATATGTTACATTCTCATCGCTTGGTGTATATTCACCACAACCAAAAGAATAAAATTTTCCTTTGACTTTTACAGTAATTGATATGACTTCTTCTGACGCAATTTGTGGATCAGGAAAACCATTCTCTGAACCAGTCTCTATGTCAATATTCGCAATGCTGATTTGATTGATATCATAGTAGATATCGTTAGGAAAGTTATCAGCAATAAAACAATAATGAAAGTTTGTATTGCCGTAAATCTTGAAGTTATCTACACCCTCGTACTTGCGAATGAAATCTCTTGCTTCGTTAATAGAACCGCATGGAACTTCTGATACGTTCTCACCCTCAAGGGTTTTCCATTTAGATTCTTTTGCTGAAGGGATGAATAGGGAAGGGTTGTAATCTACTTTTTGTTTGAAGTGTCGGCCTTTGTCATCTATACCACGATAGAAGATCTGACCTTTTACATTTTGGACGTTAGTATAAAAACTCATGCATTAAATTTTGTATATCTATATTGATAGGGACTCCCAATTTGATCTAGTTTATCATAACACAAAAGTATGTGCTTGTCAATCCAAGTTCGTTTGGATTGAAAAGCACCTATTAAAAATAAAAACTGTAAGTATGTTTTCCAATATAATGTTTTTATGGTTTCCATGGCAAATACTTGCCTTTTGTTTTTTGATTTATAATTAATCCATTATGGCGATTAGAACCATCATTTCTATACGAACAATGGACCCACCCACTATTAGGGTCGCCCTCTGGATCGTGAAATTCTAGTATAATCTGGTCAAAATCACAGTTCTTATAAACCCATGTCGCTAATTCTTTATTTGATAGTCCATTAATTTCAAAATCGGCGGCTTGGCCTTTTGCATGTTGTGATTTACCTGAACTTCCCACTGCTTCACATAATTTAACTGACCTGAATCCAGAGTTGATACGGACTGCTTTACCGAAATGCTCTCTGACAGGTTGAAGAATATGGCAACAAAGATTTGTTAATGCGACAACTTCTTCTACCGTAGGTTCGTTTGGTATATTTCTACGAATAGCGGTATCTGAAAATGTCATTTCTTTTAACGAAAAATTCTTTGTCAGTTTCAAGTTTTGCTCCTAAAAAAGGCGGTCCGAAGACCGCCTCAAAAGTTATACTACTTTGTGATCTACAACTTTCACTCCATCATTGATTGGAATTTCACGAGGTTTCTTTTCCTCAGGAATTACTCTTTCCAAGTCAATAGTAAGAAGCCCGTTATACAGGTCTGCACCCTTCACAACTACATCGTCGGATAGGGTAAATCTACGAGAAAATTGCCTCTTCGCAATTCCACGATGAAGGAAGTCATTTCCTTCCTCTTTTTCAGAGGGAACGGTCTTAATTGAAAGTGTGCCGTCCGCCACTTCTACCTGTAATTCGTCTTTAGAGAATCCAGCGAGTGCCATCTCTATTTGATACGCAAACTCACCAGTTTTTTTGATGTTATATGGAGGGTATCCTGTGCTTGCAGTAGCACCAGAATCAACATCAAATAGACGAGAGAAAAAAGAGTCAAATCCAACACTTGCTTGGAATGCTCTTTCAAAGTCTCGGATGTTTTGTGGGAATGTTATAGACATTTGACTATTCAACATAATTATCTCCTATATTAGCGAGATTAGTTTTGGAGTTACGCAATGGCTAACTCCGTGTGGCAATATGCCACAAAAAGAGGTGCCCTAAATTGGCACACCTCATAACAACTATAATTCTATTTATAAAAAATTATACCACAGATTTCGGATTTGTCAAGTCCCTGTAGAACCAAATCCACCATCTCTGTCAGTCTTTTGTTTTGGTCTTTCTTGAATTTTTTCAATAGAATAATATTCTGTTCTTCTTAATTCTGCTTGTGCTATTCTGTCACCATGACATACTTCTAAAGCATCATGGCCTATATTAATCATAATACAATTACATTCTTCTACGTAATCTTCATCTATGATACCTACATTATTTGCAGTAATTAATCCATTCTTTAATGCATTACCAGAACGAGGATGAACTTTGATATAATACCCAGGAGGTATATCAAAAATAATACCTGTCGGTATAAGATATCTCCACTGAGGTATCATATCAATACAATCTGTATCTAATATTATTTCTTTTTTATGACCATATTGATTGTATGCCATGATATGTTCGCCTCTTCTCAAATAAGCATTGAGGTCAAAACATGCTGATTTTTCTGTTGCTAATGCTGGTATTTCAACATCATTGTGCAAACGAAAAACACCTAATTTTTGTTGTATTTTAATAGAATCCACGGTACTCCAATAATCAACTGAATCGCCCATGTCAGGACTTTTTGCCAATATTATATTTGGGAGTAAGAGTCCATTCGTCTTTCTCTGAAAAAGACAATATTTTTAATTGATTGAGAGAAACAACAGGATCTTTTGTTCTTTCTGGATCAACTATACTCAACAATTCCCACTCTGCTAAAAGATTTGTAATTGTATTTCTTCTAGCAATATCATTATCTGAAAAATTTGTAGGCTTACCATCTAAAGCAAACAATTCTTTGAAATGTACAATATAATATTTCTGTTGTTTGTGTAAAATGTGACAAGACTGAAATAGTGTTTTGTCTTTACGTGAGGCAACGCCAATGCGTGTTAGCGTTTCTTTTATTTTTAAAAAGTCATCCGATTCTTTAATATTGACTTCGATCATTTGATCAACGCCATAGGTCATTTCACTCCTTTCATTCCGCCCTTATCTAAAACTATTTTCATCTGCTCTATATCTTCGGTTGTCAATAAGGGTAAAACTTCTTTTGCTCGTTTAATACTATAACCATAAAATTC